CGGCGACGCGCTGCGCAATGCGGCCATGCGCTTTGGTGCTGCGTTGGACCTGTGGCACAAGGGCGACCTGCATGTGGAGGAAGAGCCGGAAGCGGCGCCAGCACCTGCCCCGGTCGGCATGACGGAAAGCGTTCTCGCCGACTACCTGGCGACGATTGACAGCGCCAGCACTGTCGCCACGCTGAAAGCGGCGTACACGAAAGCCAAGACGGCCGCCGAATCGTTGAACGACCGCGATGCGTACAAGACGCTGACCGCGGCCACGAACGCACGTAAGGCAGCGCTGGAAGCTGCTGCCCAACCAGCCTACGCGGAGCAAGCATGAGCATCGCACTCTACGAAATCGCCCACGAGCACCGCCGCATGGTCGAGGCGCTGATGGCAACGCAGGAAGACGCCCAAGCCATCGCCGACACCATCGAGGCCTGCGCTTACCCGCTGGAAGTTAAGGCGCAACAGGTTGCATTCGCCATCCGCAACCTGGAAGCCAGCGCTGCCGCCATCAAGGAAGCCGAGGCGCAGATGGCCGCCCGGCGTAAGGCCATCGAGAACCGGGCCGCCAACATCAAGGAATACATCAAGACATGCCTGGAAATTGCTTCTGTCAACAGGGTGGAATGTCCACACTTTGTCATCGCCATTCAGAACAATCCGCCAGCGGTGGACGTGTTCGAGCCAGGCCTGGTGCCGGCCGAGTTTATGACGCAGCCGGAGACGCCGCCTGCAGTGCCCAACAAGAAGGCGATAGCAGAAGCTATCAAGGCCGGACGCGAAGTGCCTGGTGCGCTGCTGGTCCAGGGTAAGCGGTTATCAATTAAATAAGGAGCGGGCCATGAAAATCAATCAACTCAAGCAGGTGCAGATCGATGTAAAGACGATGGAAATCTGCTGCAAGGTTTCCGACCGATTCTCTTATTCGCTCAAGGATACGGACGGCGTGCAAGTGTTCGATCAGGACGATGGCTATGTGCCGGACTTCATGCCTGGCAAGCATTACGGCGATTACATCATGCTCACCATCGACATCGACACTGGCATGGTGACGAACTGGCAAAAGCCGAGCGCCGAGCAGTTGGAAGAAGCGATCAAGCCTGAAGACGACTGACATGAGCGCAATTTCCGGGGTCTACGTGGCCCTGAAAACTATGGCCGACGGCACTTGCCGCATCACGATCGATCTGGATTGCCCACTGGCCCAGCTCGCGGAGCTCAACCTGATGCCCGGCACGCCGCTGGCCATTGCCAGGCTGACGAACGAAGCCGGCACCGCAGCGATCCAGCCGCAGCCCGAGCCGGAACCGGCGCCCGAGCCACCGAAGGGCGGCGCGCTGGCACGGCTGGCCGGCATGTGGTGCGCGGACCCGGAGTTTCATGCATGGCTTGGCCAGCAATACAAGGTAACGATTCGCAGCGTCAGCGATGCGGCGGCTTTCATCCGGCATGAATGCGGCGTCGAGAGTAGAGCCGAGTTCGACAACGACCCGCGTGCCGAGCGCTCCTTCAACAATTTATTCAGGCTTCCATACATGGCCTATCAGCAAGGGAGAACAAAGTGAGCAACGAAAACATCAAGACCTGGCCTGAGCGCATCTACCTGCAGCACGGCGATTCGCCAGAAGTGCCAGTTTTCCATGAGGTCTACCCGGGCAACGGCTATTCCGACGGCGTGACCTGGTGCCAGGACAGGATAGAGCTGGTTGACGTGGAATATGTGCGCGCAGACACGGTGCAGCCGAAAACTCCCGGCGCAACCTGGCGCGCGAACGGCGAGCCAGACCCGCACGATGACCGCTACGACTGCGAGCGTGCTGGCCTTTGCATGGGTTCGCTGACTGACGACGAACTGGCTAACGCGGCGTTTATGAACTATGACGTCCGCCCATCCTTTCAAGACGTTATCGACGGCAAGGCATTTAGCCCCATCGTCTACATGACGGCCGTAAAGGATCGTATTCGCTGGCTGTCGCGAGCACTGGAAAAAGCACAGGCCGGAGCCAAAAATGCATAAAGCCCTCTCCCTGTCGATCAAGCTCGACAACATGAACAAGGAACTGTTCGGCGGCACGAACGAGACGATGCACGAAGCCGCGGCGATGATCCGCGAGCTGGCCGGCGACGACGCCCAGTTCCGGCTGCTCGAGGTCGCGCTGCGTTTCCGGCTGGAGAATATGAAGCTGCGCGACATGCTCCAGAAGTACGGCGTGCGGTTTTCGGACGACATCTACGGCAACCCGCAGCCGACGAAAGAGGAATTGCTTGGGAGGAAAGCAGCTTGAACACGTCCGAGAAAAAAAAGGCCTATCAGCGCGAATGGTTCCGCCAGAAATACGCCGCCATCAAAGCCGACCCGGAACTGCGGGCAAAATTGCGGGCGAAGAAGAACGCACGGCAAAATACCGCCCGCGCTCTGGCGCGCGCCGCGGCAAAGGAAGAAATAGCACGCCGGGCACCGACGGACCTGGCCATCGACATCTACCGGACATACGGCCCATGGGCGCCGCTGTTCGTGATCCAGGCGGCAGCATGAGCGGCAGCCATAGCTGGCACACCGAGCGCGCCGCCATCGCCATGCAGGACATTGCCGACGCCCTGGCCATCGCCCCCATGTCGCGCATGGAACTCAATACCGCACTCGACTACAACCCCAGCCGTGTCGCCCACTACGTCCGGCGCATGCACCGCGAAGGCCTGATCCACATCGTCAAGTGGCTCAAGCGGCCCTGCGGCCACGGCAAATTCATGGCGGTTTTCACCATCGGACCGGGCAAGGATGCGCCGCGGCCAAAGCCGAAGACCAGGGCGCAAGTGTCCCGGGACGTGCGCAAAAAGATCAAAGCGGACCCAGTGCGTCGCGTGGATTACCTACAGAAAGCCCGTGCGCGGGAGACGCGGCGCGGCCGGAAGCTTGTCAAGGCTGATCCAATCGTGTCGATGTTCGCGGGCCTGTTTGGGCAAAGGATGGCAGCATGACTAATCCGACCAAAGTCTTATTCCTCGACATCGATGGTGTATTGAACAGCACCCGCAGCGTCATTGCGTTCAAGGGATTCCCGCACGGATTTGATGCCCCCAACATGGCGAAATTTGACCATGCCGCCATTGGGATGATCCGCAAGCTGTGCGAGGAAACAGACGCCAGCATTGTCCTTTCGTCCTCCTGGCGCATATTGCATACGGTACACGATTGCGCCAACGGCTTAGACCTTCCCATTTTCGACAAAACCCCCGGCGGTGGTGGTAACCGTGGAAAGCAAATCGAGGAATGGCTAGATGCACATCCCGAGGTCACCGACTACGCCATTGTCGACGACGACGGGGACATGCTTTTCACGCAATACCCTCGCTTCGTGAAAACCAACTGTAATGAGGGACTGACCTATAAGGACTATCTCGCGCTGAAAGGAATACTCGGCGGAGTGCTGCAGTGACTCCCCTCCCCTGCCGCCTGGACGAGTACGACCGTACCGAGTGGCTGGGCATCATGCGCAAGGTCCGGCCCGACCTGAGCGACGAGGAATTTTCCAAGGCTTGGGATGAATTCCAGCGGCTCAAGGCGTTGCGGGCTATGCAGTAAAGTACCTGATCACTATATAGGAGATAGAAATGGGAATGCCGAGTTATGTCGCCAGCGAATTCAAAAGACGGCTGAAAGCTGAGATAACGAGCAAGCCGGCGGAAATGGCAAATATGGTTGCTAGACAGATTTCCATAGACAAAACGATTTTGGAAAAGGGCTACCTTTGGGGAGATGAGAAAAAGCCAACTGTTTGGTACTGGTGCCTTTGTAAAATCAAAGAGCATTTCCGCAAGCAGCATCGATATCCTGAAAATGACAAAGCTGCCTTGATACCGTTGAAACTGCCGGACCAGCTAGAGCGCGTACCGGCCCAGTTATACGTTGGGATTGATGACAAAGGGCAAACTGATTTTCGATCAATATCTGTTTGCCGCTTCTTCGTCCCAACGCTGCAAAAGAGAAATGCGGAACGAATTGCCGACGATCGCAGCCAAGTAATGTTGCGCGATCAGGTGATGGCACTAGAAAACAAGGTGTATGCCTCCCGCAATTTCCCGCCAAGTGTGCGCGCCATGATATTCGCTCGGGATGGCTTCTGCTGCCAGGCATGCGGGCGGAGCCGTGACGAACTAATCCGGGAAGGCTCGCATTTGCAGGTCGACCACAAACTAGCTTGGGGCGACGGTGGGAAAACCTGCTACTCCAACGGGGAGACACTTTGCCGGGAGTGCAACCATGCAAAGCATACTACCAAGAAATATTGGCACGCCAAAGAAGCACTATGGGGACAGCGGGAATAGTTAACCTTGTAACTAGTGACAAACCTCACTTTCTCACTAGTTATATTGGTGGCAAACCTTTGGACCGCATCAGCATGTTGAGCCCGGCAATGATCGCTTCCTGCATAGTTACATTCTCCGCAGCACAAAACTTTTTCAGTTCATGCGCTTGGGCAGGAGTCAGCCGAAACGCCTTTTGAACCGGTTTTCCGTCATAAGACTTTGGCTTCAGAAGATCGTCATACGACTGAGTTTTATTGAAAGCACTCATCGGATTTGGTTTGGTACTCATCACGCGGCTCCAACTTGATCCAGCAACCAAGCGCATGCAGTGGATGCTTCATAACTTGCAACGCTTTCACTTTCCATCTCTGTAACGGAAAGCCCGGACATCAAGGCCCGTGAAAATGCCCGGCGATCTCCAATGACAACCGGGCAGACTTTTCCATGCTGAGAAAGGGCATCAACAGTCATCCCAATTTCTGGCGCCCTGGATGGACCGCGGTTCACGACAAAGACGAACGGCTTTCTGGATGCCTTGATGATATTGACAGCGTATTGGCAACCGGCAATGTCTGGCATAGTTGGCTGGGCTGGCACGATGATGAAGTCCGCCATTGATACCAACCTTGAACTTTCTGCTGTGATGTACGGTGGGCAGTCAATAATCACCAAGTCAACGCCGCGCTTTTTCATTTCGTCCAGGTCTCTTTCCAAAGTGGAGACCTTGGTAGGAGTCACGGTCGGAAACTGCTGCGACCGAACCTGACTCCATGCCTGCAGCGTTCCTTGGGGGTCAGCATCAAGCAATGCAACCTGCTGATTATGGGAAGCTGCCACGCCGACATGAATAGAAAGGGTTGATTTCCCGGCGCCGCCTTTTGAGTTAAAAAACGCCACTGTTCGCATATGTCCTCCTAGTTAACTGGAGGCATCATAACTTGTTATTTTGGGATACTGTGAGTTTGGGATAAAGTGATAGTGTTATAAAGTTACCGTTGTAACTTCAGCAGCATCATGCCTATGCGAATTTGACGTTTTCATAGGGCGGACTGCTATGATTGCGTTTACGAATTACTAACCAGGAAGCGGAAATGAACGGATAAACCGACCGCCAGAATGACAAAAGCCCCGACGCCAATCGGGGCTTTCTGAAGAACGCAGTGAAGGTCAGTGACATAGTAAAGCTAGGGATGGCTCGATTCTATGTCACTGATTTTCGCAGCGCAAGCCTTTTATCGCCTTGCGAAAGACAACATGGAATCGACTGCTTCCAGGCGCACCCCTGCGCGCCTGTACTGCCCGACCGCTGCCGACCTGCTGCAGCCCTACCAGCGCTATCCGGCCATCATCCAGCACGCCATACTCGCCGTCGACACCCGGCCAGAGTTCATCAACCTGACGCCCGGCCAGAAAGCCGTCCTGCGCGCGCTGCTGACCCGCGCCGAGAAATCGGACGGGCGCCAGCCCATCGCCGTCAATTACGAGAACGCATCCGATGAGGCCGGCGTGTCGGTCAAGACGATCGGCCGCGCGGTGGAGTTGCTGATCCGCGCTGGCTGGCTGGAACGGGCAGGGGAGGACCGGGATGCATACGGCGTGTTCACCTACCGCAAATTCCGGTTCAGCCGCTCCCTGTGCGACCTGGTGGGCTTGCCGCGACGCCACCGGACATCGGTGTCCAAGCCAGTAAACGAAGACCAAGAACTAAAAGATTACCGGGGAACGTGCGCAATAGCGCCCAAGGCAAAACCCGAGGACATCGTGCTGCCGCCGGAACTGGAAACCGTGCAGGACGAGCTGGGCTGCCGCCGCAGTGCCGTCGCCATGCTGCGCGGGCTGGCGTGCCGTGCCGGCCACAACCTGGCCGACCTGATCGCCGTGGCGCGCGACTACCTGCGGGCCAAGCAGATCGCCGGACACCGGGCGGTGCGCTACCTGGAGGAAATGATCCGCAAGCCGGGCGACTACGCTGCCCGCGCCGCCGACCTTGCGCACCAGATTGCCGAGCAGGCCCAGGTGAGCCGGCACAGGGACCGGGCCGCAGCTTACGCCGGGCGCCAGTACCGGGCCAAGTCGGGCGAGCTCGTGCGGATTTTCTCGCATGCGGCCGAGGTCATCCGCGACGGCGTGAGCATCGGCACCATGGCTGGCCAGCAGATGCAGCGCGTGTACGACGACATCGAGGCGGGGCGGCTAATTGCGGCGTGAAATCGCTTGCTATGTATGCCTGTTGTATGCATACTATACCTATGAACACCGAGGAATAAATGAAACGAATAGCGATGTTTTTGCCGGAAGCGCTGATCGAAAGGCTCAAAGCGCTGTCGGAGCGCGAAGGGCAGCCGATGAGCGTACTGATCCGCGAGGCGATCAAGGCCTATCTGAAGAAGAAGGAAAAGGAGCAATGATGAAGAATCCCGAAGACATATGGGTTGATATCCGTGACGGCGAGATGACGGACGATGAATTCATGGAGTGGTTTTCGGCGAAGCAACTGCGCATCAAGCAGTTGGAATACCAGAATCGCCGGCTAAAGGAAGGCATGGAAGAGCTGCTTTTATGCGCCAGGAAACTCCGACATACCGCCGAGCATCCAGGAGAACGCAAACGGGACTTGGAGCGCATTGCGCGGGCCATCATCAAGGCTGAAGTTCTTACTCGATAAAAGGAGGAGACGATGCGATATTTTGTCTACGGCTACCGATATAGCCTCGCTGCCATCTTCTCGAATACCTACGGCCCATTCGATACAGCGCAGGAAGCCCGCGACTTGTGCCGGCATCTCAATCTGATCGGCTTCAGCAGCATGGCGTATGAATCGCCCGGAAAAGTTGCTGTGATGAACGATGAAATCTGAAATGCAGATCGGGCCGTGCTTGATAATCCCCATTATCAATATAGCTAAATAACACGAATAAAACGGAGGTTTCAAAATGGACGAGAACACAAAAGAGATTATCGAGGCTTTGCGTAGCCATGAGCAGCATGTCAATGTTGGTCAGGTAGACGGCGACCATGATTGCCTGATTGCATCAACCTATAAGGAAGCGGCTGACATTATCGAAAAGCAGGACAAGAACAATGCTGTTCTGCTGGCTGCACTCAAGGAAGCGCGTCGCGCCATTGGCGACCATTTTGCGCCGAATGACTGCTATGCCACCGGCCCCATAACTGGAAACTATCTTCGCGATTTGGTGGAATGCCCGGCCTGTTCCGCGATTGCCATGTATGACGAAGCGGTCGCCAAAGTTGCGCGAGAATAGTTCTCATCTGCTATCCATGATAATTCCTATTATCAAAGTAACGAAACGGAGAAAAAGAAAATGAGTGAGACCGAAAAAGAGCGGGCCGCCTTCGAGAAATGGGCGACGGAAAGCGGGATTGGTCGTCTATGGCGCGATACCGAGCCGGGTTACGAGGACCAATACGCCGACAGCCATACGCGGTTTGCCTGGCGGGCATGGGAGGGGCGTGCGCAGCTTGCCGTGCCCGTAGCGCCAGAGTGCAAGTGCAGCTTGCGCATCAAGATGGTTGGCGATGGTTGCCAGGTATGCAATCCAGCAATGGCTGCAGAGGTTGAGGCAGATGCACTGGCCGATGCTCATAACCGCATTGCCGACCTGGAAGCGCAAAACGCTGCCCTGTTGCAAGCGAACCGGGACTGCATCGACCATTTCAACGCGCTGCGGGGCGACCTGGTGCGCCGGCTGCTGGCCGATCACCAGCGCGTCGAGCCGCACCATGCGGACCAGTGCCAATTGTGTCGGGAGGCGCAGGCGGCGATTGACGGACAGTTAGCTCCCGCAACGCCAGTGCAGGAGCCAGTAGGCGAGGTTGTAGCCAATCATTATTTGCATGGTTGGCACATGAAGGCCTATATCGGATGGGACAAGATCGGTGCCGGAACCAAGCTATACACGCATCCACCGCAGGGCGAGCGGCGCATGGACGTGTTTGGTTATGTGGATTCATCCGGCATGTTTTACAGCGCCGAACATGGGCCGGCACCGTTTCCCAGATGCACGACCGTTTATCGCGCCGCACGAAGGCCGAACGCGCAGCCAGCGCAGGGCGAGCGCCAGCCTGTTGCGTGGTTGGCCTATGTGGATTGCGAGTGCGACAGCGCGCAGGATAAGGCGCTGTACACGGTGTCCGGCTTCATGGCAGGAAAGGCATATAACGAATTGTGCTCGCTGCTTGGAGGGCGATTCCCCGATGCCAAGCTAGAAAACGAAGCGCCGACCACGCATCGGTTCTTTATGGAGCTTTTCGGAAATAGCCGATAACGATTGCAAGGAGCAATAAAATGTTGGCAACGTGGATGAATGTTTTGCCGCTGTTCATTGTCAAGCGGCTGGCGCGAAAGTATGGCGAGCGCATCGTCATGGGCAGCGTGATCTATGTTTCGGCAACAAACGGCGTCTGGATACGCCTGTACGAATAACGCATAACGAGCGACTAGCTGAATTATGTCTAATCGGGCAGTTTATTTGATGATAAAGGGTACACCTAATGAGCGATGAATTGAAGCCATGCCCGTTCTGCGGGGCAGCCCCAAAAGTGGAGAGCGCAGATCATTTCTTTTGGGTGATCTGCGCATGCGGTGCGCGGGCGAAAGGGACGTGCGACGGAGAGAGTGAGGCGGCAGCGTACTGGAACCGGCGCGCACCGTGGCCGAAATTGCCAGAGCCGGATATTGAGTACCCGGACGATGACGACGTTTCCATAATCCAATTGGTGCGGCGCGAAATCTCAAACGCCGCACCAGTAAAGGCCGAAATCACGAATTAGCCATTTTCGGACATCGGACCGGGAACGAGCGTTACGTTAAAACTTGATAGGGGAGAAACAGAAATGACGGATTGCACTGAGCCAAACCGTGCGGCGTGTCCACGGCTTTGCATTGAGTTTTGCAATGAACGGGAGCGACAGAATGCCGATCCAGTGGCGTTTGATCCGATGGACTTGCAGCCGGAACCCCACCCGCCGCACCGATGCTGCGACTGTGCCGGATGCGTGGCGTACTTCGCATAAGAGGAAAATCATGTTAGCAAGTTGGATGAATGTATTGCCGCTTTTCATCGTCAAGTGGCTGGCGCGCAAGCATGGCGAGCGCATCGTTATGGGCAGCATGATTTACGTATCGGCAACAAATGGCGTCTGGATACGCCTTTACGAATGACGCATAAGATGGCCTATACACGACTGCCGATGCCCGCGCCTTATGGCCCGTTGCAATGCCGCATGATCAACCCGGCTCCATTGTCCCGCAGCATGAACCGGGTGCTGCAATCCCTGTTGCTGCTGCACATGACGGCAGGCCGTCCCAACTGAATAGGAAAATGAGGAAATTTACATGCTAGTCAACGCAGCTCAGCACCCCGGTCCGGCTTTATTTCAAGGCATTGGCCTGATATTGATCGCGATTTTCTTCCTATACAAGTACTGGAGCGATGCCGAAAAGAGTAAGCCTAAAGCCGAGCCAAAAACCGATGATGAAGTTGCGTTCGAGTACATCGGCGCATTCGTGTTTCTGGTCTGCTGCATGCTGCTGTTTTTTGTCGCCGTGCTTGTGTGGATCAAATGACGCATAAGAGGAAATTCGCCGGATTATGACAAATCGGGCAGTTTATACAGCGTCTAAAGAGTACACCTAAACAGGGACAAGAAAATGAAAGTATCGGAACTGACTGGCGCAGACTTGGATTACTGGGTAGCCACTGCTGACGGACGCCAGAACATCGCACTGACAGAGTATGTCGGAACGCGAGGCGTGCAGAGGCTTTGCTTGGCAGGAAACGCGGGATATGCGCCGCACCGCTCTTGGGATCAGGCCGGCCCGATCATCGAGCGGGAGCGGATTGACATCAATACAACCGTCGAAGGATGGGAGGCTTACTGCGACATCAAGCAGAAGCAGCAAGGCTCAACCGCGTTAGAAGCAGCAATGCGGGCTTATGTTACCGACAGGTATGGCGAGGAAGTGCCGGAAATCAATTAGCCATAATGCGGGTTTCCATAATCCAATTGGTGCGGCGCGAAATAGCAATTAGCCCGCCAGCATTAGCCGAAAACGGAAACTAGCCAGATTCGGACATCCGGCATAGATGAAGCGATTACGGTAACTGTCACGGAACTGAAAGCCGGCGAATCGCACCCGACACATTCAGTGTACACATGACAAAAAGCAATTGGTGCATAATATCAACACTCACAAGGGGAACACCATGAACAATTACTCACCCGTTACCGACGAGCCGGAAATCATCAACGAGGCCGACTGGAAGCTGGCCCCGTACATGATCATCCTGCTGGGCATCCACCTGATCATCGTCGTCTTCGCCATCGGACGGCTCATCGGCGGCACCTGGTTTTTCTGGCTCATGGCACTCCCTTGCGCCTTTGGTATTTTCTATGCCGCTGTCCACATGCTCTATAACCACTTCCTGGAAGAGAACGCGCCGCACTTGAGTCGGTAATGGCGCCTACCGCGGCGGCCTGGTCTTATCGCCCAGCACCAGCTCGGCGAACCACAGGAACCCGGCATAGACCACGGCGCACCCGGCCAGCCACAGCAGAATGGCCGGGTCCGACAGGATCAGGAAGGCGATAGCGTAAGGTACAATTAAACGTGTGGATAGGCTTAGCGGCCGAAAGCTGGATTTGACTCCCAGTTTCCACACTTCCTCTGAGTCGATTATCCCCTTGTCTAAGGATAGCCATGAAACCCTGCTCTCGATGCGGCATCGTTAAGCCGTTTACCGATTTCTATTCCCAACAAAAAAGCAAGATTGGCTATTCCTCGAGATGCCGCCAGTGCCAAAAAGAAATAAGGAAGCCTGCTTCAGAACAGAAGCTTTACATGGAAGATTGGCGGAAAAATAATAAAGAGGAGATCAAAAAGAAGAAGAAGGATTATTACCTTCAAAATGCTGAGCATATTAAGGCTAAAAGCGCTGCAAATTTTGAGAAAAACAAAGAGAGACGCTTGCAATACTCGAAGGCCCGTTATCTCGCCAAGAAAGATGAAATTCAAGTCTATAAACAGGAGTACTACGTCAAAAATTTACCCCTGATAAGACAACAGCGACTGGAGTATTGGAAGCAGAACAGGGACCGTCTTAACGAAGCTCAGCGGGAGTACAAACAGGCCAACCCCGATAGAGTTCGGGAGATACGCAGAGAATGGAATCGGAAAAATCCAGAGGCTGTTCGCACACACGATAATAAGAAACGGGCCATGAGGTTGCGTGCTCCTGGGAAGTTCACGAAGGACGACGTAAAGAAACTGCTAGCGCTGCAAAAATACACCTGCGTTATTTGCCGGTCTAAGCTAACGAAATATCACGTCGACCACAAAATTCCGTTGGCGCGCGGTGGTTCCAATGATCCAGAAAACCTACAGATCCTTTGCCCGCCCTGCAATCAGAGCAAGGGAGCAAAAGACCCGATCGAGTTCATGCAGCAGCGCGGGTTTCTTCTATAACCGCCGCGCTGCCTGATTCCGCTGCTGCTCGAGCGCATCAATCCGCATGCGCTTGGCCTCGCCTGACAGCGCCCTGTTCGCCTCGATGCGCTTGATCTGCGTATTGATCTGGCTGACTTGCTTCTTCTCGGCTTCCATCGTGCGGTATTTGCGGATCTTGTCACCGTCCTCGGCCAGTATCTCCTGCGCACCTTTCACGTCGCCCGACTTCAGCGCAGCGTGATAGGACGCATAAGACTGCTCGATTTCCTTCGCCTGGTCGTACATCTGCGTGACGTAGCGCGACGAGCCTGACGGCAGCGACTCCACAAAATTGCCGACCATGAAGGTATCGCGCAACTTCAGGTCCGGCTTCTCGCCGCGGCCATCGATCGGCGCCGTCAGATAATTCGTCGCCGTCAGTGCCGCCGTGCCCATCCAGCCGAAGTACCCCTTGATGAGATAGTCGATCTGCACCGGCGACAGTGGCGCGTAACGCCCCATCGGGAGCTGGCTGATGTCTGGCAGCCCCATCGCGCCCAGGAAGCGCGCCACGTTCGATGTGCGGTCCGTCACGCGGTCCTGCGGACGAAGCCGCTCCATGCCCATGGATTCGATCGGTCGCGCCGTGAAGGCGTCCTTATTGCTGTACACGTCCATCAACGGCTTGACGATCTGCGGCACCGGGTTCAGCGCGAACTGCTGGAATATGGTGTCTGCCGCGCGCTTGCCAAAGCGGGAAGCCGTCATTTCCTTGTCCGTGCCAAGCTCCCAGGCGCGCTCGGCCAGCGTACCGACGGCGCCGATCTCGAATGGCTTGGGAATGCGGAAGGCAGTCCCGCCGATCTTGAACCACCACGAGTTGTCGCGGTCGAAATCCTCGCGCTTCTTCCAGTCCTCATCATCCCCATACGCCCACAGCAGCGCCAGCGATGCCAGCGCCACGCCGCCGACGACATAGCCCATGCGCCGCGGATCTTCCTTCGCCGCCCGGCCCAACTTGTACAAACCCTGGATTCGGGCATTCATGAATGGCACGGATTGCGTCAGGAAGCGAATCACCGGCCAGCGGCCCTGCATCGTGAAGTCCAGCAGGTCGCGTGCTGCAAAACTGGCGTCGGCATGGCTGTAACCCTTGGCAACCATTTGCTCGTACAGCGCGGCCCGGTTGACGTTCTCCAGCCGGTCGCCCAACTCGTTATAGGCATGGCCGACATCCATGGCCATGCGCTGCAGCCGCTTGAAGCCGGACTCGTCGAGGATCGTGTTCTTGTCGATGCCCTTGGCGATCAACCGGTGCGCGACATCGGCATTGCCACCGTCGAGCATATTGCCGAACCGGATGATACCGCCGGAGGCCAGCATGGACGCATAGGTCTGGCTGTCCTTGGCCGTTGCCTTGAAGCCGGCCGACACGTTCTTGAGCGGGTTGTAGCTCAGGTCGCCGGTGCCGATGGCCGCAATCGAGTCGCGGATCAGGTTGCGCACCTTGAAGGTCGGGTTGATCGTCACGCCCGTGGTCAGCACCCGCTTGAACGTGGAGAACGGTTTGAACCATTTCGGCGTAGCCTGCTCCATCGCGCTGACCGCCTGGTACAGATGCGGGTCATCGATGGTGTACGACTTCGCTTTGCCGTCCTGGAACACGCGCACGGACTCCTTGGTACCGGCCGGCACCTCGGCCACGATGCCCAGCGGGATGGCCGCCTTCATCGTCGCCTGCGCCGCCCGGTTCTTCGCCGCGGCAGAGTACAGGTGGGACCAGTTCTGCAGCAGGTTCGACAGCAAGTCCTGGTTCAGCTTGTCGCTGCCGCCTTTCAGCTTCTGGAACGCCTTCTGGTTGACGAGCCCGGCAGAGAACGTCGGGCCATTGACGCCGCCCTCTTCCTCCATGACGCGGTAGAACGGGACATATGGCTGGTCCTTGAACAGATCCACGGCCGCCTGGTCCAGCAGGCCGGACTCCTGCGCCACCTTCAGCACGGAATCGTTGAATTCATTCATGTCGCGCAGCGCCTTGGCGAACTTCATGGCCCGCTCGGGATGCTGCTTGTCGGAGACGTTCAGCGTCTTGAGCGCGGAGATGTCGCTGCTGGTGAACAGGTTTTCCTTTCCCTCTCCCTTCAGGCGCTCGGCGCGCTGGGCTGCCACCCACAGCAGGAAACGGTCGTGCTCGCCATCCAGCGAAGCCAGCACCTTGGCAAAGCCGCCGTCCTTGATGTCGACGTCGGCCACGCCGTCACGCAGGAATGGTTTGCCGTACATCATGGCTGCCTCCAGCGTGCCGTCGGATGCCTTGCTCATGCGCGCCAGCAGGTAGGCCTTCGGGTCGAGATCCTTGATCGCGGCGAACTGGTCGGCCACGCCCTGCACGAAGCCCTTGGAAAACGTCGCGCGGGCCTGGGCAAAGCGTTCGGCCAGCGACTGCGGCGTGACGATGGCGCCGATGTTGCGCGCTGCCGTCTCCTGCGCTGCACTCATCTCGCCCAGGTAGGCGCTGCGCTGCTCGGCCTTGTTGCTGATGTAGCCGTTGAGGGTTGCACCCACGCTGCCCAGCACCGTCTCGCTCGCCGTCTCACTGGCCGCCTCACTCGCCCGGATCGCCTTGTTCTCTTCCATCAGCGCCGCGCCGGCCTTCATCACCTGGTCCAGCGCATTGACGTTCTTCAGCCCCAGCACGCCGCGCACGATCGCGACGAACTTGTCCCAAGCATTACGGAACGCCGACCCCGACGGCATGGCCGTGATGTCGCGCAGCAGGTTCTGGATCTGCGGATTACTGAATGCCTCGGCGACGAATTCATCGAGATTTTCCATCGCATACAGACCCTTCATCACGCCGGTCTGCTCGACGTGGCGGTACAGGTCCGTCATCTGGCGCGCAGCCAGGCCGCCGGAGCGGATGGCCTTGAAACTGGCCGCGTGGACCAATTCATGCAAAATTGAAACCTCTGCACCCTTCGGCATGAACAGCAGCACCACGTCGGCCTTCGGCTTGTACCCGGCCGCGAACTTGGCCGCCGCGATGCCCTTGACCGCGAACTTCGCCCCGGTCGAATCGCCGAACTCGATGGTCGTTTTCAGGCCCATGGCCTTCAGCGCTGCCGCCAGTTCCCGGTACTGCGGATTGGCCGACTCGGACGCAATGCGCGACAGGACATCGTTCGTGCTGCCGCCCTTGGCGATGTCGAGCAGGAGCGTCTGGTCGAACGGATCGATAGCGTCGCTGCTGGCGCCGCGGCCCAGCAGGTCGGCTTGACCGCTCAACCCTTCCTCAGCGCTCTGGCCCAACTGGAAATGCTCGGCGCTGGCATCCTGGCGCGCGGCGATTTCCTTCTTAGCCTGCGCAGCCTTGTCGGCTTCCTTCGCGTCGCGCTCGGCCTTCGTTGCATCCTTCGCGGCCTTTTCCTCGGCAGCTATGCGGGTGCGCGCCTCGTCGGCGCTTTCGCCGGTTAGGCCGAAGTCGTCTGCTCGCCCAGCGGTGGCAGTCCGGCCTGCGCCGGTTCCGGCTTCTTGAGCACCAGTCCGCCGTCCTGCCTGCGCTTGAGTTCCAGAATCACCTTCGCGCGCATCTCCGGCGTCATTTTTTGCAACTTCGTCAGCGCTGCGCTTGGCATCTTCGACATACAAGTCCTCGTTCGTCAGTTTGTGTTCGGCCGCAGCGATGCGCGCCAGGGTATTGATGTGCTCTGCCGCGACGCCATCCTGCTCGAGTTCATCGGCATACTGCTCAATCGCATCATGCTCCTGTTCGCTCTCCGCGCCAACGGCTTCCGCATGTTTCGCACGAACCGCATCATACAACTGGCTCTCGTCCATTGCTGCATGGCCGTCGATGCCCAGCCGGTTGGCCTCGTCGTGCAGGTCGGACATATAGCGGGCATGCGATTCCTGTTCGGCGGTGACCTCGTGCGCGCCGGCCGGCAGTATCTTCTCGTCGCGGTGCAATGCGCGTTCAATCATGTCGGCCATCTTGCGGGAGCCGCCAGTGTCCGTCGCATCTTCCATATCGGCTTTCGACAGGAAGCCAGCCTCATGCGCCAGCGATGCGAGTTCGTCCAGCCGCTTGCCTGCCTTGCGGTAGGCCGGGCCATAGCCGGGGATCATCCGGTTTTTCTGGCTCGGGTCAGCGCCGGTATCGTTGCGGTCCTCGGTCGAAATGCCATGCTGCCCCAGGAAAGCCTTGAACGGATTATCGCGCTGCATGCGCTCGCGTGGGCCGTTCTTCGCTTTCACCGGTGCGGCGGCGACAGGCTGTGTCGTTGTGGTGAGAATTCCCCCCTCGGCCTTCTCAGAAGTGCCAACCTTGGCACTTTCCTCGGCGACCGGCGACACGGCTGCAGGCGCAGCATCCTTCGGCTTGACCGCGAAGCCGCCCGGCACAGTGACGACATCATGCGTATCCACGCCCAACTGCCGCTGCTTGTTGATCGCGGCCACCTTGGCCTTGAACGGCTCGCCCTTGGCCGTCAGGATCAGTTGGGAAGATGGTCCTCCGGTTCCAGCATCGCTAACGCCGCCAGGAAGTACAGCCGTTCCACTTGGCTGAAGTCCAGCTCCAGATTGCGCATCGCTTCCCATTCCTGATACGTCAGCAGCCCCTCTGCCACTGACTTGTCCATCAGTTCCTCCGAGTACTCGATCCGCGGCATCATTGAGTTTTGCATCAGCGACCTCCTTCGGTTTGGGCTGGCCGGCTGGCCCCTTCGGTTTCTTTTCCTTGACCAGCGATTCCACCGGCATCTCGTTCGGCGCGGCAGGGATGACATCAGGCTGGCTGAAGGCGTGCGTCAGCGAGGCATGGCGATCGATGCGTGCCAGTTCCTCCGGCTTGACGGCGGTGTCGGCATAGCCCCCACGCTTGAGCTCGGCAGCAAACTTGCCGGCCGGGTTCTTCACGCTCGGGTCGGCCAGCACATCGTCCAGCACGGCAGCACGGCGATTGGCGGCGCGAATCTGGTCCTGCGCTTCGACGCGGCCATCAGCGGCAGCCAGGTCTGAATCCCGGCGCAAGCGGTCCTTCTCGATCAGGTCGGCATGGCGCTTGGCCAGATCGGCCTTCTCCTGCGCCACCAGGTCGGCCAGTTCGGAGACTTTCGAGAACGAGCCTGTCGGCGCACCGGCTGCCGGCTTCTCTTTCGGCTGCGCCTTCTGCAACTCGGCATACTTCACTTGCTGGTCCAGCGAAAGGTACTTGCTCGGGATGACGGTATAGCCGCCACCGTCCGGGTGTGGCGCAATCATCAGGCCGTCGCCCTTGACGCCCGGCGCAGTCAGAAGTGCCTGGGCTTTCTCCAGTGGCTCCGGGTCATGCTGCGAGGCCCAGCCCTTGATCAGGGCATCGGCATCCTCCGGCGTGGAGAACTTCGCTTCCGGCTGGGCCGGCGCTTTCTTCTTGTCCTCTTCCGACAGCGTGTCGATGCTGGACTTGCCCGTCTCCGGGTCGATGCCGGTCAGGCGCAGTTCCTCGGCATGGCGCTGATCAATCGGCAGCGATGCCAGGTAAGCAGCCATCTGCTTCTTCGTGCCGACCGATCCGTCCGGGTAGGCAATCATCGGGTCGGGATCGTTGGTCAGGCGCAGTATCTGCGACTCCAGCCCGGCATTCGCGGCCCGGCTCAGCGGCCCGGCTTCCGGCACCTTCTGCGCATTGAGCACGGACGCGCCGCCACCCAGCCCGCCGCCCAGCGCACCCAGCGCCGCAGAGTCGACGTAATCGCGGATCGCGTCAGCCGTCGTCAGGTCCTGCCCGGCGCCGAAGCGCTCGATACCGGTCTGAATGCCCTCGGTTGCGCCCTCGCGCGCCATCGCCAGCGGCACCTCGCGCCCGGCAGCACGCACCATGCTCTCGCCCGCCTTGCGCCCGCCGTGCAGCAGCCGCCCGGCCATGACGCCCTCCATCGCGGTATCGACACCAGCAGCCGCCAGCGACGAGCCGACGATGCGCGCCTTGTCCATGCCGTCCAGCGTGCGGCCATCCTTCTCGGCCTGCTGCAGCGCTTCCGGGTAGATGCTGCCCGCCTCCTGCATCAGATTGCTGCCGAACGCCGCGGTGCCTGCGCCCGCGATCGCGCCGCGCTTGACCGCTTGTGCTGCAACCTGCTCGGCCACGCCGCGGGCAATCGCCTGCTTCGCGCCCTGCTTGGCCAACTGCGCGCCGATGAAGCCACCGGCGCCGCCCGTTGCCAGCGCGGTCAGCGCCTGGCCGCCGACATAGCCGATGCCGGACTGCAGGAAGTCGATCGGGCTGCCCTCACCCTCCAGCACGGAACTGAAGCTGTCCGACGGCTTCGTGATCTTCTGGATCGCCTCTTCCTGCTTGTTGTAGACGCCCAGCCCGTAATCCTTCAGGCCATCGCTGCCCACCAGGTCGCCGACCAGCGCCGCGGCGCCGCCGGCAGTCTGCGGTATCTGGCGCATGGCCTTCTCGAAGCCGCGGGACATGTCGCCCTGGTCACTGACCGGAACCGGCGCGGTGTAGCCCAGCGCCTTGCCCAGTTCGGCCTTGTCCATGTCCGGGTAATACGCCTGATGGATGACATTCAGCGCCTGGGTATCGTCCAGGCCTTTGAGTTCGGGGATTTTTGCGCGGGCGTCGTTGAGATTCATTGGGCTCAGTTCGTGTTGGCTGCGATGTTGGCCTTGTATTCCGCATCGAGTGCGGCGGCGGCGGCGCGGATCTTGGCGTCAGGATGAGACTTGGCGATCTCGGCATACTTGCCGGGGCCGTCGAACGTGCCGATCAGCTTGTCCTTGATCCAGGCTTTCGCATCTTTCATGTCCTTGTCGGCGGCGGTCGTGGTGCCCTTGGCGGCCAGCGCAGCACCGGCACTCGGCTTGGCCTCGGCCTTCGGTGCGCCGGCCTGCGCGGAGTCGCCCGGCTTGACGCTGCGGATGCCCAGCGGGTCGGCATTGGCCTTGGACCGGGTTCCTTCCAGATAGGGTTCGGTTATTGTGCGGAGACTCAAAGCGATCTGCGCCTGCTGTTCTGCCAGAGCCTTCGCGCCCTCGCTGCCAGGCTGCCATGTGCCGTCGGCCTGGGCCTTGGCGATGACTTGCGTGATCGTCTTCTGCTGCTCCTGCAGACTGGCCACACGGGTCTTGACCACTTCCGGCAATTTGGAAATGCCGGTCACCTCCTGCCGCTCGTCGATGGTGAGCGGACGGCCCAGCGCCTTTTCCTTGGCGGCTATGACGCCTTCGGGTGTCTTGGCATTGAACTCTTCGCGCTGTAGGCCTAGCGTTGCTGCCTGGTTGCCTTCGACAGCACGGTAATGGCTTGCCGTGTTCTCGCCTTGGACACGATCGTTTTCAACCTTCTGCCCGGCTTGTGCCTGATCGATCTGCTTGGCCATGTCGATCATCTGGTACTGCGCCTCGGCGGTGTTGATGGTGCGGGTCGTACCATCTTCCTTGCGCAGCGTGACAATCTTGGTCGGCACTGCGGTCTTGCCGATGTTAAACGTGGAATCCTTGGACGACACCACGGTAACGCCAGTGTGGTCGCCCTGCGAGTTGAACAGGTCCTGCGCTTCCTGATAGCGCCCCTGACCCAGCAGCTTGATCGCCTGATCCATGCCCTCGCGCTTCATCGACTCCACTGTCCTGGCCAGCGTGATCAACCCGGCGCCATCCTTCTTGCCATACTGGACATCCAGCTTCGCGCTTTCCAGAGCGAAGTTCAGCGTCTTGTTCATGTCCTGCGATGGGTCGACCTTGGTTGGCCTGGTCTGCACCGGGGTTTCTACGCCATCGGCGGCCAACTTGACGGCAGGCTGCGCCGGCGCGGTTGGTTGCGCCACGTTCGCCCCATTGTTGGCGGCGATGAACTGGAACTTGCCGTCGCCGGCGATCTCACGCTGCAGCAGCGCACGGGTTTCCGGGTTCGTCGCCTGGGCCAGTTCCTGATTCAATATCGCGCCGCGGTCGGCGTTGCGCGCTGGCTGCCCTGCGATATACGACGCATTGATGGCGGGCCATCCGCCCGTGGTCGCAGTTTGCGGCTGCACTGAAGGCGAGGCGACAGGCGGATTGATGTTGCCACGGCCAGCACCAACCGGGCCGGGTGGGTTCACGAAGCCACGGCCAGCGCCAGCAACTGCTTGCGCTGCGGCCGGTGCGGCTGGTGCAACGATGGTCGGCGGGGTCGTGACCGGCGTGACAGCGACGTCCGGCGCGGCGACTGCGCCGGCCTGCGGATCGGCCCCCTGCTGCATGGCCAGCACACGCGACGGGTTCGCATCTTCTGCCGGCGCCGGCTTGTCGGCCTCCGTGCCGAAGTGCTTGGCCACCAGTGCCTTGCGTGCCGACTCGTATTCATCTTCCTTCGACCAGTCCTTACGCAGCCGGTCGCGCTGCTCGCCCTTGAACTTGTCGTCGGCCGCCTGCCGCTGGTTGTTATCTACCCAGTCGTAACCCGACTGGAAACCTTGAATGAGACTGCCGAGGCCTGCCATATTATTCTCCCTTACATCCCTGATGGATTATCGAACGCAGCAGACTGCGACCATGGCGCATTCGTCGTCGTAAATTGGTTGTTCAGCGTCTGCATCGGCGTCAGATTGGTCGAAAAGCCCGGGCCGGTCGTCGATGTCCCTGCGCCATACTTCAGCGCCATGCCTGCGGCAGAACCCAGCCCTTGCATATTGCTGGTGTTTTGCAGGATCGAGTTCTGCATGGCCGAGTTGTTGGCAGACGTCAGGACATTGGCGGTGCCGATGCCGGTGTTGGCGGCACCGGCCAGCCCCTGATTGGCCAGCGATGCCGAAGTGGCCTGCGCGGATGGCAGGTTGCGCCCAAGGCTGGCAGCATCCATGCGCTTCGCCCAGCCCAGTTGCTTGGCCGCGTCGCGCGCCGTGTTCTGTGCGGCAGCCGAACCGAGTGCAGTCTGCGCATCCAGATTCGCGTTGACTGCAAGCGCCCGGCCAGAGTTGGCGGAAATGCCCATGCGCGCCAGGTTGCGCGATGCTGCCTCGCGTGACTGCGCCGACGTGTGCTGGACCGCAGCGCCTGCCTTGCCGGCGGCGATTTCCTGCTCGGTCGCGCTGCCAGCATTGGCCGCTTCGCTGACGAGCCCGGTTTCCAGCGGACGGAATACCGTCTTGTTGTAGGTGTTGTACTCGTCGGCGACGTCTTGGTTGCGCTCCGACAGATCGAGTTGGCGTTGCTCAATTGCCTGGTTCTGCGCCTGCAACTGCTCGTTTTGATCCATCTGACGATTTGCGATTTCGCCCTGCTGCTTCTGGCCATTCATGGCCACGGCGCCGCCGACAACGGCCGACCCGATAACTGCTGCTGCTACGACTGACATACGGTTTCCCCTTCAAGTAAGTGCTGCGCCGCGCTGCTCTCGATCAGGTAGGCATCTTCGCGCTCGTTATGCACCAGCAGCAGTTCCAGCTTGTCGATATCGGTTTCGTCGGTTGGATTGGCGTGGATCGTGGTCCAGACCGTATCGGTGTGGGCATAGCCCAGTTTCTTCGTGCCAGCCCGCGCCACGAACGTGCAGGGGCCGCGCATGCGCTTGAACCCGAAGGGCGTCAGCACATCTATCTCGCCCGACAGCACCACGTTGATGTCGTCGTGCTTGTGGATTTTCCCGGTCAGCATGGTGCCGGCCGGGATGGTGATCTGGCGCGCGTACAGGCCGGGCGCGAAGTGATGCTCCAGCGGGCAGTCGACCTGCGGCATCTTGAGCATTTCGGCTTCCAGGTTCTCGATCTTGGTCCGCACCGATGGCGCCGCAGCGGTTACCTGACCCTCTTCCTGCAGCACGGGCAATGCCACCGGCGTGAAAACGTCGACGAGGCTGGCCAGATTGATTTCTTCTACTTGTGTATCCATGTTTATCCGAGAGGGAGAGCCGCAGCCGAAAGCCTAAATCACTTCGTTAACGCCGTGTGCTACTGTTTTTCAGGAGCCGTCCGAAAGTCGGCAATGATCCTTCTGAATCCAGTCCAGAACTCGGCACAGTAGACACCAGCCGCGCCGGCCTTCATTGGTGCCACGGTATGCGCGTGAACTAACTGTCTCCCGGTCGCTGCCGCCAGTTGCCGCATTAAATACCCGGTCATACCCACGCAATATTGGCCAAGTGCGATTGCTTCCCACAGCAATCGCCACCAACAACCATATCGCCACAATCAAGTGCGCCACCTGCGTGACAAACCACAGCAAGAGTAGTTTGATTTTCGTCATTAGTCCGCCCTTAATGTGGTGTACGATGTGACCATGGAAAGAACAAATATATATCTGCCAGAACCTGCGGTTGCACGCCTTAAATTGCTTGCAAAGGAACGCGATACCTCTGTCGCCGAACTGATCCGCCGTGCGATTGATGAATACTTGAAGCGCCAAAAATGATTCTCGTCTACAGATACCGGGTGAAATCGCTGAATGGCCTGCTGAACAAGCAGGCTAGAGCATGCAATTTCGTCTGGAACTACTGTAATGACAGGCAAAAAGATGCAATTCGATTTCGGCGAAAATGGTTGACTGGTTTTGATCTGAACAAGCTCACCGCTGGAAGCAGCAAAGAACTTGGCCTGCACTCTTGCACCATCAATGCGGTGTGTGAGCAGTACGCCAAGGCGCGTAGTCAGAAGAACCGGCCATACCTTCGCTATCGCGGCAAGCGTTCTCTTGGATGGGTTCCGATAAAAGGGCGTTCGCTGTACCGAGAGGGTAATGCTTTCCGCTTTGATGGAAATACGTTCCGAGTATTTAATAGTCGGCCGCTTCCAGAAGGGAAGATCAAGGACCGCACAAATTTTTCCCGAGACGCTCGCGGCAACTGGTTCCTCAACATCGTTATTGAGATTGCCGCCCAAAGCCCGCAAGCCCGACTTCCGTTGATCGGTGTCGGCATTGACCTTGGATTGAAGGACTTCGCCACGCTGTCTACTGGCGAGAAAATTGAGGCGCAGTGCTTCTATCGCGGCGCTGAACAGGCGATTGCCGTCGCGCAGCGGGCGAACAAGAAACGTCGCGCAAAGGCGATTCATGCGCAGATTGCGAATCGAAGAAACGATTTTCACCACAAGCTCTCGACGCGCATCGCTCGAGAGTTTGATTACATTGCGGTAGGTAATGTGAATGCCGCCGGACTCGCCAAGACCAGCATGGCGAAGTCCGTTCTTGATGCAGGCTGGTCGTCCTTCCGACGCATGCTCAAATACAAGTCGATTGCGACAGGAGCCTGGTACGAAGAAGTGAACGAACGTTTTACCTCCCAAACCTGTTCGGATTGTGGCTCCCTGCCCGATTCGCGGCCGAAAGGTATCGCAGGCCTTGGAATAAGGAACTGGATTTGTTCGGAGTGTGGCTGTGAGCATGATCGTGATGTAAATGCTTCCAAAAATATTCTGAAAAAATTCAACTCCCCTGTCGGACATGACAGGCCAGTAGTGGGAATCCCCGGCCTTTAAGGTGGGGAGAATGTCAACCAGAGCGACGCGACGACATACGCCCCTGGGCGACGAAGAACAGCAGCAGGAGCTTCACGCGGCCCATTGCAGGCCGTCAAGTTCGTCCGCAGTGGTCGCCGCCTCGATCTGCTCGCGCAGCACGCGCGCCCGGTCGAATACACTGGCGACGTATTGGCCGCACGCGAGACCGACGCCGATCATCCCGGCCGCGTCCAGCGCCACCACGGAGTTATCAGCCACGGTCCAGTCGATCGCGAACGGCTGCCCGGCCGACTGCGCCAGGATCGCCAAGGTAACCGCGCTCGAGATGCGCTGCAGCGATAGCGGGTCGCTGTCGTAGCGCACGCCGTTGAACAGGAAGCCGGCCGATTCCGCCGCGGTGCGCGCCGCCTTGATGCGCTCCCACGTTTTCGACTTGTAGGCGTTGTCGGTGATCGTGATCTGCATTACACCCTCAAGGTGAAGTTGGCGTCCAGGTACGGCCAGGCCGATACCGTGATCCGGTACTCCCCCGGCGGCAGCGACAGGTCGGCATGGTCGTCGGCGCACTGGTAGACCGTGCCGTTGATCGCGATGGCGCACGGCTGCGGCAGGCCGTTGAGCAGCGTGCCGGACAAGATGGTCGGGTTGGCCGGCCGGTCCAGCAGTTCGCCACCGGACACCCATTGCGTGAGCGGGTCGCCGGTTCCAAAGATCATGGTTACGTTGTCGTTGATATACGTTTCCAGCCCGCTGGGCGGCAGGCGGGGCGTACCGATGATGCGGCCGGTCATCGGGTCATAGATCGACACGGCAACCGTGTCCGTCGTTTCGTTCATGGCTGGCTACTTTCTGACAATAAGGGCGTACACGCCCAAGGCGATGCCGCCGCTGGTAGAGCCGCGCGGGATGACGGTATAGCGATAGCCGGCGGCGACGCGGAACGCGCGGCTTGAATAGGCGCCAACGGCCACAAGCGAGCCCATCGATGCGCCGTCGCTGCGCAGCAGTTCGACCGTGTTGTAAGCAACACCTTGCGTGTAAGTGGTCTGCCCCTCGGCCGGGTTTTCGATAAGGTAGTAATTGCCTTGGGTGAAGGCGCTCAGGACAACCGTGGCGTCAGAGCCGGCAATGTCAAAGTACGCCCAGGTCGCGTTCTCCCCGATGTCGCCAAACGCATAGGCGTCGCTGACCGCATTCTGTTGAATGTTGCCAGCGCCCACGACATTGCCGTACAGGTTGGCCGCGTGGACGTCGCCGGTGAACGAGCCGCTTGTCGCATTGATCGATCCCTGGAAGTGGCCGTTCTGCGCATAGAAGTCGCCGCCGCGCGACAGATACCAGCCGGCCGACCCACCGCTGCTGTTCCAGTTGTCCGAGTACATATCGCCGTAGAGCTTGGCATAGCCGATGCTGGCATTGCCGATGTTCGCCTCGGTGAAGGTGCCGATGGCCGCCTTGATCGCATTGACGTCGATGCGGTCTGCGCTGATCGTGCCGGTGGTGATCTTGCCGGCGTCCAGGCTCGCAATCTTCGCATTGTCGATGGCAGCAGTCGCGATCTTGGCATTGCTGATCGTGCCGTTTGCAATGTACGTGTCGCGCATGTAGACGCCGACCGGCACCGGCACCCCATTGATGGCGAGGTTCGGGTCTTCGTTCTTGTAGAACACGCCGGAGTTGCCCGCGCTGACCAGCAAGTCGATCAGCACGTTCGGGTCGGTCGATGTCTGCCCCAGCGTGCCGGCCTGGCCGTTGAACGGTCCTGCGATGCCGGCCGGCGAGATGAAGCGTATCCAGTAATAGCGGGTCGCCGCCGCGCCGATGGCGTCGACGTAGACGCTGGCCGTGCTCTGGCCGACGATCTGTGCCACGCTGATGTCGTTGGTCTGCGCGCGCCAGATTTCCACATAGGCGATGCGCGGGCGGATCTCGACCGGCACTTCGTCCCACGACAGGATGACGTTGGCGATTGCGCCGCCCGCCTCCAGCCCGGTCGGCGCCGGCGGCGGCGTGTTGTCGACCACGATCGCGCCCGGCGGCACCGATGGCCGGCCGGCGCCGTCGACATAGCCGACCGTGCGCAGGCCGTTGAGGATGCCCTTCTGCGGCAGGTTGCCATCGACGAAGGCCTGGACAATCTCTTTTATAGGGGCAAGTACTGAGCTTATCTCCCTCGGTATTTGAGTAGAGATAGCTGGTATGCCAGGATATTTCTCAGCCATTCCTGAACTCCTCCGGCGTGTCCGCCAAGCCGGCGTACATGATCGGCTGCGTCCCGCTCAGTTCAATTTCCAGGTGCCGCGCCCGGTAGCCGTTGGGTAGCCGGAACACCGCGCTGGAGGCCACCGTCTGCGTGTGCTTGAGCGTGCCGTCGGCGTACAGCTTCAGCGTTACCGGGTAGCCCAGCGCCTCGACCTTGCCGCACTTCGGCGCCGGACGCAGGTTCGCCAGTACCTTCCGGCCGCGCCAGGTGAAGGTTTTAGCGTCACCAGCGTTGAACTTGCGCACCACGCCCGCCTGCAGCATGAACAGCGTGTCGTTTACCTTGTCGACGTAGGCCGCGCTCGCGGTGTCGTCGAAGGTGACGAACTCCGCATCCTCCAGCGAATTCATCAGGAAGCCGCCGGTGGCGTGGAGGCCGATGTACTTGCCATCGGTCCAGCGCCCGGTGATCGTGGCCGGGCTCAGCGCCTGCCACTCGTCCCGCGTGTACCAGCCTTCGGTGAGTATCCGGCTGCCGCCGGCGCCGACGTACATCAGGCCGTCCGGGGAGGCGTAGATCACGCCGCCACCCATGGACACGATGCTGCGCTTGGACACGCAGGCCTGGTCAAGCTCGACCTTCTCCGCCGTCATCGAGTCCGGGTGCGTGCCGTTGATGATGTACGGGCTGCCCTTGGTGAGCACGACCAGCGAGGCACCGTACACGCCCAGCCCGACAACCGGGTAATCCATGGTCTGCCTGTACTTCGCCGGCCAGGCATACGGGTGGTTCGGCTCGCAGAAGTAGACGTCATAGCCATCGAACGCAGCAAATATCCCGTTCGGCAGCGCGATGATGCCCTGCATGGTGTCCGGCGGCGCGTCGTAGTCGGCGGTGCTCAGTTCCTCGTTCAGGTCGGTCGACAGCGCCACGCTGACATACGTCGTCTGCGAAACCGGGAATTCCGCTTCGAAGAAGAATGCGCCCTGGTTCGCGCCGATGGTCACCGAACGATAGAGCCGCTTGCTGACGATGTTGTAGTTGCCGGTCGGGGCGGTGCTGAAGCCGCTCATGGTCAGATCGCAGTCCGTCGGTGCCGAGATGGAGAACGGCGGCGAGATAGCGCCCTCTTCGCCCAGGTTATTGACGTAGGTGTAGACGTAGACCCGGCTCTCGTAGACCGCGGTGCTGGTGAATGTCATGCCGCCGGAGCCGGTGAAGATGCCGGGGAAGCGGGTAATGGTGCCAGTCGGCGCGGCTGCCGGGCGCGGGATGCCCAGCCGGTAGGCGTTCACCGGATACGTGGTGCCGCCCTGCGTCGCCATCGGCAAGGTCGTCGCCTTCGGGTAGCCGTCGCCGGTAAAGTATGTGCGCTCGTCCGGGTCGTCGGCGACGATGCCGCGCACCACATCCACGTCGGTGGTCCAGGCCAGCCAGTATTGCGTCTCGCCCAGCGACTGCCCGATGCGGTAGATGGTTTTCATCTCCCCGCCGCGCGGTGTCGGCGTGACCACATCGACCGGCTGGCGCAGGCTGCGCACGTCCTTGTGCCACAGCACGCAGTTGTGCGCCGTCTGCGCGACGTTCTGGTCCAGCATCGTCGGGTTCACGCGAGGCATGATGCCGCGGAAGCCGGCAAAGTCGACCTTGGCCATCAGGCTGCCTTCTTGTTGGCGCGCTGGTTGCCGATGGTGCTGTTGCCGGCGTCGTTCTTGGCCTCGGCGATGCTCATGCCGGCGACCAGGGAACCGGCCATCTTCATGTAGGCGTCCGACTTCGCATCGTTGCGGGTGTACTCGCTGTCCTTCGCGTAGGCCATCGCCAGCACGAAGTTGAACAAGGCGCCGTCGTACAGGTCCGGCAGGCCGATCGGGTCGTTCTGGCCGATCGGGTCGGGCGTGGCGGAATACACGATCTCGGCATAGCCCATCCCGGTGGCAGGCTGCGGCGGGTAGATGTAGAAGTGCCGCGGGTCACGCTCGTCGTAGCCGTAGTGCTGCGCAGTCGTCGATGGGGTGGCGCCGTGCCAGTTCGGCATCTGCTCGTCCAGCACATTGAGCGGGATCGGCCGGATGGCAGGGCCGGGCGTGGTGCCGTTCGCGCCCATGTTGCGCGGCAGCTTCACGAAGATGTTGCCGGCGGCCGGGATAGTCTGCTTGGTGCCGGCGACGAACTGGATACTCTCGTTCCTGACGAACACGTCCGGCTTGGCGATGGCGATCTGCCGGCGGCCCATGTTCAACCACTCGAGCAGTTCGGCCAGCGGCCAGGCAATGTTCGTATCGTCCTGGAGCTGCTTGGCGGCGTTCGCGAGGATGGAGGAAGCGAGGATGGTCATGGTGCGCCCTTATGCAGTCGGAAGAGTGAAATTGCCGGTCAGGCCCAGCACGCGGATATTGCCGGTGCTGGCCGTCGTGCTCTGGCCCGCGCTTGTGGCGACCACGCGCAGCTTGTACAGGCCGGCGGCGATGTCGGTCTGCTTGGTCCAGGTGCCGGCCGTGACATTGGCCGCACCCAGCGCAGCCGGCGTACCGGATGGCTGCGGGTCGAGGAAGACGCTGACCTGGCCGTTGGCGTCGCCGTTGAGGTTGACCGCACCGGAGATCGTCGCCCGCTTGCCGGACATGATTGCTGTGTCGATCGTGCTGATCGTGATGGTGGGCGCCGGCAGTGTCGGCTCGGTGCCGCCGCCGCCCGTGCCAACACCGCCGCCGTCGTAGACCAAGTTGCCCATGCCGACGACTTCGAAGTTGCTCGATCCTGCAATCACGGTCGTCCCGCCCGCGTTGGTCAGCGTGGCCGTAACAAGGTAATTGCCGGGCGCGAGGTCATCAATGGCAACGCTGAAGGTGCCGGGCGCAATGGTCAGGTCCAGCGGGCCGACCGAGGAAGCGCCGTTGGCCGGAGTGTCGGGTGACAGGCTGACCTTGCCGGACACCGGCGTATTGGTCGTGCTCCCGGAAAGCAGCAACGTTGCGCCATCCATGGTTTGCACGGTCACCACGCCCTGCGGCAGCGGCGACTGCGGATTCAACTGGAACGCACCCACGTCCGGGATCAGGCCGCGGTTGTTGCCGATGTTGTCATTGATACTGGTTGCGGCTGCACCGCCCTTGCCCAGCAATGCCGCTGCAGGCCGGAAATCACTGGTCGCATTGACGAAGAACGGATTGACCGTATCGGCTGTCAGGCCGCCAACATCAGCCGCCGGCGCGATATTAGTGTAGTTATCCGCCTTGGTTCCGGCGCCAGGATGCGTGAAGACCGTTGCAAAGCCATGGAAGGCATTGCTGCGAACGGTCGGCCCATACTCGTTGTACATAGCAGCGGAAGCGGTGGCGCCGGCAAGCAGCACGAAGGTGTTGCGCTCGATGGTTGCGCGCCAGTTGTCCCGCAACATCCAGCCAGTAGCTGCTGCTGACCGGACAATCAGGTTGTCGGAAATAACCGGCGTGCCGTAGGCGGCGCAAGTCAAGCCATCAGCCGCATCGCACTTGATGCGATTGCGCGACAGCACGGGCGGGATGCCGGTGCCGTTGCCGCTGAACTGCAGCCTGCCGTTGCTATTCGGGATATTGATCCTGAATCCGGAAATCATGCCGCCTTCCTGCATGGTGAAGGCGTTGAAGCTGGGCGAGGTGAATGTCAGTTCGATGCCTTGCGTGCCATAGTTTTCCGGCGTGGTGGCGCTGAAGAAGTCGGCAACGCCCAGGCCCGGCGCCGGTTCGATACTGGCAAAGCGGCTCGCATCGCTGTTAATGGTGCGAAACAGCGAATGCGGCGTCTGGTCCTCATACACGATGCCCTTGATGCGCTGGTTGGTCGCCACGCAATCGATGCCGTTGATGAAGGCGCAGAACAGATCCAGGGTGGCAAAGGTCTTGCCCGCGCCAATGCCGCGGGTCAGGATCGTGATGCTTCCCTGCTGCACCGTGCTGTCGCCTGGCTTGGCAGGGGACACACTGCCCGATGGCGCGGAAGACGAGGATTCGCCCAGGGCATTGATGGCGGTGACGGTGAAGGAAGCGAGAACGCCGTTCGGGACCGTGACAACAATCGGACTTGCGCTGCCGGTTGCAGTCTGCCCAGTGCTGGCGGTGGCCTTGTAGCCGGTAATCGGCTTGCCGCCATTGTTGGCCGGGGCTGTGAACGCCACTGACACGCTGCCATCGCCGGCGGTGGCAATGACATTAGTTGGCGCATTCGGGACCGTGGCGCCGCTGGTGTTGCTGACCGCCCGTCCGGTGAAAGCCGCAAGCTGATTGCCCGCCAGGTCCAGCACGCCGCCAGCGCCCTGCGCATACGCTAGGGTCGGCGCTTCCGTGTTGGTGAACGCTTCGCCCACGCCGAACAGCAGGGTGCTGCCAGAGGTCACCGGGGAAGCTGCCAGCGTATGGCCCGACAAGGCAAACCGCGCTGCGTTCACGCCGCTTCCGATCGACTCGGAGAATGTGACCAGCATGCCGGGCGCGCCGGCCTTCAGGACATTGCTGACTTCGACAGATACGACGGTTGGCGCCACGCTATCGGTCACGATGGTGATAGCCGCCGAGGGTGAGGATGCTGCCGAGGTGCCGACACCATTGGTGGCTGTGACGGTAAAGGTCGTGCTGCCGGCAGCTAGGCCACTGACCGTGATCGGGGAAGCTGCCCCGGTGGCGGTTTGCCCGGTGGAGGCGGTGACGGTATAGCCGGTAATGGCGCTATCGCCATTTGCGCCTGGCGTAAATGTGACTGACGCCGATCCGTTGCCGGTGGCCGTCGCGGCAACTCCGGTCGGTGCCGCCGGGACAGTGGCGACCACTGGGATTTCCCATGCGCCGATATCGGGTGCGCCACCTTGGCTGCGATTTGCCGTGTTGATCGACATGGACGGTGCGCCCGTTGCCGTACCGGCGTTCTTCAGCGCACTAGTGTCCTTGAGCCGGTAGTCCGCGCCACTCGTGCTATTGACGAACTGGTCGGCAATGACCAGCCCAGTCAGCGTGCCGGTAAGCTCCGTTGGGAAGGTGCCATCGGTGGCGTTATTGCTGCCCGTGAGGACGTTAGCGTTGCCCTTTGAAATGCCAGTAGCACCGAAGCCAAGCACCACATTGTTATAAAAGGATATGACGCCAAAGCCGAAAGAGAAGCCAAGTACTGTGTTTGCGCCCGATGCCGCCACAATCGTATTGTTGTACGCAGCAAATGTATTGCCGGCAGAGCCGCCGCCGGCGCCCACGTTAACGCCGCCTGCATTGCCGGGTTGCCGCTGGACGCACAGATTGTTGTAAAACTGGCCACCGTCACTCAGCAGTGTGAGCAGGGTGGTTCCTGCGTTGGCCCGGCCCAGCCCGTCAAGGATGTTGTTGCGGACAATCACCCCGGCGGGGCCGTTGCAATTGATCGTTGCAGCAGTATATTGCGCGCCCTTGAGCTGCAATCCCTCAATGATTGTATAGGGCGCGGCGATCGTGAGGACAAAGGCGTAGTTCGCATTGAGCTTGATGGCGACGCCATTGGCCGGGTTGTAAGCCAATGCATTGGTCGCCACATTGGCGTTGTCGCGGAACGACTTGCCAGCGGCTGGCCGAACGGTGATGAAGTGCGTGGCATCGGTGGTCTTGCTGATGGTGATGCCGCTGGTGAGGGCGAATTCCGCATCATTGTGCAGTTCCACTACATACGAATTGCCATCCGTGACAAGGTTGGCAGGGATGGCATCAATCGCCGCCTGGATGCTGGTGTATTGCCGGCCCGTAGCGCCAACGGTGAGAGTGATAGTGCCCATGAATGATCCTGTCAGGTTAGGTTAGCGGTACGCATCGTCAAAGCCCGTGGCTTCCTGCACCACATCGCCTTGCGGCGTGCGGTGGGCATAGACGCACCAAAAGACGGTGTTGTCTTGCAGGCCAGTGAGTTCGTGCATCCAGTCGGCGCGAATCAGGACATGCGCCGGCGCGGTGAAGGTCTTTTCCCACGCCTCGCCATACGGGCCTGTCGCACGGACGCGCATGGCGCCGGAAAACAGGAACGTGGTGTGATCGAAGTTATGGGTATGGCCCTGCACGCAATCGTTTGCGTGCAGGGTATTGGGCCGGATGAAGATGTTTCCGCTTTGGATTTCCATTACGCGGGCGCCCCTATGGTTGCAGCCTTCTTGAATTTGCCCATCATGGCGAAGCGCCAGTGCCAGTTCTGGCCGGTGCCCGCTAAGCGCCGCGACTCGATCGTGGCGTAGTAGCCGTCCACCTTGGCCGCGGCGGCATCGATGCGCGGATAGTTAATTTCCGGGAAATAATCGCGGATGATCCAGACGCATTGCGCCCGGAAATGCTGCGTGTTGAACCACGGTTCGATATAGGACGTGGTAGCGTCCGGCAGCGAACCGTCAGCGCCATGTATCCAGTCCTCGTTGCCATTCTTCGGCGGGAAGTTGGCCCAGGTCGGCTCGCCCAGCGGCGATGCCAGCGGCGTGCGGTTGCCATCGAACCACATGCGGTCAATCCGGCCATCGCCATCGAGGAAGCAATCCGCCGTGGCTTTGGCAAGGCAGGTAACGAGCAGATCCAGGATTTCCCGGCACTTGACGGAGCGGGCACGCATGGCATCCCACGCCCCCGACTGCTTCATCAGCAGCAGTACTTGCCCCATGTAGCCAAGTTTGGAGTCCGCACCACCCGTGGGGATGACATAGCCCTTGCTCGTCGCATCGGACTGGAAATCAACATTGATGCCGATGTTTCGCAGCGCCTGTGATGCGACATCGGTGCCGTTCAGGAAGCGCGGCATGACGGAATCGTGCATGGCGTGCAGATGCTTCTCCCACATGGCTTCCAGTTCGGTACGGGAAATCGAGCGCGCATCCGAGGTCGTGGCGATCCACATATTCGTGAATTGCCATTCGTGCCAGGCGTGCTGCCGGGTGAGCCATTCATACGAATTAAACAGGCCACTGGTCATGCCCCAGGCGCACAGCACATGGGAATTGAACGTGTGCCGGGCACTGATGACATGGGCTGGCGAGTTGTTGATATAGACGCCGAGTGCGCCGTTGGAATAGCTGTGCTGGTTGTCGCGCTGGTATTCGTTGACGAAGTTGCGACCGTATTTATCCAGATACCCGCCGTCCGAGGCATTCCCTGCCGATAGCAGGCGGATGCAGTTGTTGGGAGGATCGGGCACGAAACTCTCGTTGCCGCCGTTGTAATAGGTGTCGTTGTAGGCAACCAGTCCATTCAGCACCTTGTCCTTCGGGACGGAAATGCCACGCTCCAGGGTGGCCGATGGATGGTAGTGGCAACCTTCATTGAAGTAATTGTCCAGCCACGCATCCTTGAGTTCTTCCATCGGCACGTTGCCGTGCGGCCGGTTGCCGGTCGGATTGCTCGCCCATGCCACCATGACATGCGGCCAGCAGGCGCGGTCGTGACGCGAGCCGCCCGGCGACATGAACCAGGTATGCCCGCCCGTGCTGCCTGGCTCGTAACCCCAGCCAATGACCTGGGTGACGTAGTTGTCACGGGCCGGTTGCAAGAACCCGGTGTCGATGATGCTGGTATCAAAGCCAAGCGAACCGGTGCCGCCGCCACGGGACCACTTCGGGTACATGCGCCAGGCGCCCAGGCCGTTGACCAGATACCGCCCGGTAATGAGCGGCCAGCATTGGGGGCCGGAATCAAATGCCGAAACGTTGGATGTTGCCAATGCATCAGCTTCCACGCCCGGCAGATAATGCTGCGCCTTGGTGTTGCGCTTGATCTTGTGCGACTGCCATTTCAGCATCATCTGGCAGGTCCACCACGGACGAACCGGCGCGGCGCCGTTATTGGTGAATTGCGCCGGGTCGTTGATGGCAAGCCCGGTGCCGGCCACGCCATTGACCTGCGTGCTGTACATCTCGAACACATGCAGCACCGTGCCATTGGCGCGTAGCAGTTCGATCTTGAACGGCTTGGGCATCAAGGTATCGACGGCAATGTCGAAGTCTTTCCTGAACGGGTAGGACGGCCAGCGTCCGTGCGGTGCCGCGTTGATCAGCACCTGATGCACCGGCTTGTTGGGGTCATCCTGGTTGCAGACCTTGTTCATCGACAGCACCGTGGCAGCAAAGCGGAAGCAGTCGCCGCCGGTGCCGAACACGATGCCGGCACCATCGGCGCAGCGGGTCATCCGCACGTCACCCATTTCCGAGGCAATCTGCGGGTGATCCATCACCATGTCCAGATCGCGCACATTGATTTGCGCGGTGCCGACGATCACCGGACTGGCTGGGGTGGTGTAGTCGATCAGGCGGAATGCAGTCGGCATGTCCGCATCGACATCGGGCGCGGCCGGACCAGTGCCGGAGGGCAGGAACATCGGGCCGGAAATCGCAAAGTCCGGCTTCAGCGCAAGGCCGTTGGTCGCCGTGAAGTAGTTCGAACACTGGAAATCATAGGTTCCAGCCGGCGCAGTGGCAGGGCCGAGTGTGCCCTGGATAAACCGGCCATTGCCTTCGATGCGGACCACGGAAGCGCCGGTGGACACGTCTGCCGGCAACGATACCGTGCCGCCCTTGATGCGACCCAGGCCAATGACCTTGCCGGCGGCGAGCTTGAGCGAGCCGGTGGAGCCGACATTGCGGAACTCCGTGCCGGTCAGCCACGGGTCTGCCGCAGCGGCATCCGGGTCGCGCCGGCAGCGGATGCGGCGCGTGTTGCCCAGCGCCGCATTGATGATGGCCGACCATGCCAGTTTGTTCGGCGCCGCGTTGAGTTCGGCGCGGGTCGTTGGATCGCAGATAAATGCCATGACGTTCCTTAATTAGCCAGCAACAGGGGTGGTAGCAATGGTCTGGTAGCCGACCGGAAGCAGGGGGCCGGGCGTGACGCCTGGCGTGAACGACACGACGACGCGCCCGATCATGCCTTGCGCGTTGCTGCTGGCCCACTGGAAGCCTGGATTGTTCGGCGCCTCGAAGGTGCAGTCGATGCACTGCACATCGACATCGGGATCTTCATTCCAGATAAAGCTGGCCTGGTTGGCAGCAGGTTTGCCCTGATAGAAATGGCAGTTGCGGAAAATGTATTCCCGGGGCCGGCTAGTATCGACACCTTCTGCGCCAATACGGATGCAATCGTTCTGGATCGCCTCGGCCAAGTGTTCGAAGCGGCAGTTCGTTGCATGCACCTGGCCGCCATTGGGCATGTCCATTTCACGGGCAGATGGCGAATTGGAGCACAACACCTGGTTCAGGATGGCGTTGCCCTGGCGCGACTTGATGTTGTGACCGCCCACGGCATTCTTGAACGTGCAGCGGGTTGCCGTCCATGTGCCGTTGTTGTGGCCCATGTAGATGTTGTGGGTAAAACCGAAGTCGCCCACGCCATTGGCGTCGAACTCGCAATCGATCAGATTCAGCGTGCCGGTGTAGTCGGTGTTGCCCGACAGGATGCCGTTCTCGTTGTCGTAGAGCCGCACGTTCTTGAGCGTGACATTCGAGTTGTCGGTAACGGATACGCCCTGCGCGATATGCGCCACCCCGCTCTGCTCCCGTGCGCCTGAAATGATCAAGTCCTGTACCGTGACCGTCACGCCGGCGCCGAACGCCAGCACGCCTCGGTCAAATGCGGTACGCACGCCAGGGCCGCTGCGCAACTCGGCCCGGTTGCCGTTGGCAAGAACGCCGGTAATCAGGTAATTGCCTGCGCCGTTGCTGGCATCGATGGCACCATACGCCTCGATGCCGCGTGCGTTGCGCAATATTTTGACCGTCTGCCCGGGCCGAATTTCCGTCAGGGCGCCAGTACCGTTCGGGTTGCGCATGAAGTAGTAACTCACGCCAGTCGTGACATTCTTCGACATGAAGGACGGCACGCCATAGCCGATGGACGATCCGGTCGGCGTGACCCGCGTCATCCATCCGGCAGGATTATTGACATCGATCGCATCGGTATACTTCGCATAGACTTCGCTCAGTGCCCCAGGTTGTGATGGGAACACCGGAACCTGGCGGTCAGGATGGGCGTAATCCAATCCCCAGGTTGGCGTGGGATACGGGGCATTCGGTCCTTGCCGGACTGCGATGGTGATCGCCTCGCCGACACCATAGCCAACGGGATTCTTGATCACCAGCGGCAGGGTAATGAGCACACGGAAGGCGTTGCCCAGCGCCTTGTCGGGCGTGATTTCGCCTTGCGCGTTTTGGGTCAGCAGTACCTCCGGCGTGGTGCCAATCCCGGTTCCTGTCCCGCTGCCGCCCGACACCGCTGGCAGCGTGATCCAGCCGACTTGCCCGTCAGCGTTACCGGTCTTGCCGAGATACTGCGCAGTGGTGCCGCCGCTTGGCAGGGTTGTACCGCTGCCACCGGTGCCTGCGGCGCCAGCATCGCCGCGCGGGATCGTGAATTTCAACTGGACTGCACTGGTCGTGCCGATGTTTTCCACCAGCGCCGCAGTACCGGCCGCGCCGGTGACCGTCTGCGCGACGGTAATGGTGGCCGCTGTGCCGGTGCTGCCGCCCGCGCCCGAGTCGGCTGCCGTCAGGTTGTTCTTCGTGACGACGAACTCGCCCTTGTCGATGTCATACATCAGTTCGATGAACAGGCCGACCTTGCCGCCGACCGACAGCGACGATTGCGCGGTCAGGTTCAGCGCGCGGAACATGCGGGTGGTGCTACCGATGATGAAGGTGCCGGCATCCTGCGTCATGAAGGCAACGCGGAAGTGGTTGTCGGCTGGCGTGAAGTTGAGCGCAACGCCCATGTCGCCGCGCAGTGGCAGGGTCTTGCCGGCGTCGGCCGCCGTGAGGTTCAGGATATTGGTAGCCATTTATGCGAGTCCGTCCACTGAGCGAGGGATGATGAGGTTGACCGTGGGGTTGAAGCCTTGGCCAGGTGCGGTGCTGACATCGGTGGCGATCGGCAGCGTGATCTTTCGAGCAAAGCCGGTGCCGCCGGTAATCTCGCCGGTCCAGGTGCCTGTGGCGACGTCAGCCGCGGCAATCGGGCCGACCGTGAAGGTAGATGGCAGCGTGACGCCGATGTTGGTGCCGTTGTTCGTCTGCGTCATGGCGCCGGTGTAGTCGGCGGTCAGAACGGCAATGCCGTTGCGCTTGAGGGTCAGCTTCTGCGCCGTGCCCATCGCGACGATGATGGCGTTCGCGCCGGCCACACGCTTGCTGCCCAGGCTGGCCTCGGCGATGGCGTTGAGGTAGGCCGCCAGCGTGGTAGCGTCCAGCACATTGGAGCCGGGATTGGTCGGTGGCGTGACGACGGTGGACTCCCACAGGTAGGTGCCCATCAGGGTATCGACGATCGGCGCCAGCGTTTGCCAGGTTGCCGCGCCGTCAGCCGTGCCAACTTTCACCAGAACCTGCTTGTCGGTGCCGCCGGCCGGCAGTGCGCCGCCCGTGCCGCCGGTACCGGTGCTGTTGCCCGGGATGCCCTGCGGGATGGTGATGTCGAGCACGGCGCGGTCAGCAGTGCCGACGTTCACGACCGACGCCGGGGTTCCCGGTGCACCGGTGATGGTCTGGCCGATGGTGATGGTGCCGGTGCCGTTCAGTCCATTGAGTCCGTTCGTACCGTCACGGCCGGCGGGCACGACAAAATCGAAGATGCGGTTCTGCGCGGTGCCGCGGTTGATGACTTGCGCGGCCGTGCCCGGCAAACCGGTGGTCGTGGTGCCAGCGGTGACCGTGCCGGCGGTAGCCGTGTTGTTGCCGCCGCCGGACGGGTTGCCGATGCCGCCATCCACCCAGTCGCCGCTGTTGGCGCTGGATATCTCGTCGAGGAACACGTCATGCGCGGGGATGACCGCATAGACGATCTTGCGCTTGCCCGATTCCGGGTTCGTGATGGTGAACTTGTACTCGGTCGGCACGTCGCCCAGCACGTTCGGCCACAGGCGCATGACGCAAATGCCATAAGCATCGGTGTCGCTGACAACCTGCGCCGGGATGGTGAAGCCCTGAAAGCGCACGTCTTCGGAGAGTTGCGCCTGTACCGGCGCGTCTGCCACGCCCACACCGCTCGGGCCATACACCCGGACGATAACGGCAACTGTTTGATGGTCCATGGTCTGGCCTTAGAAGAAGAATGGGCGGGTGCGCAGCGGGGCGCCGGAGTAACCTTTAGCCGCATCGAGCTTGACCCGGGCGATGCCCAGTTCGAACTTCTCTTTCTCGATGGCGGCCAGGTTCGGGTTCGTGTAAGGCTTTTCAGGCTGCAGATACAGACGAGCCTTGGCGCCGGAACCGATCAGTTCGGCGTATTGGCTGTAGATCAGGTCGGCCACGCCGGTCGCATCGTGGTCCGGCTGCAGCACGGCCTTCATCTTGAGGATGCTGCGCGACACCGGCATTGGCACCACGCGGAACTGCACCGGGCTGACGAACTCAATGCCGGACGAGTAACCCGACTCCGGCGTCATCAGGTTGATCGCATGACTGTCCTGGCTGATCTGCGTAATCTTGAGGATGGTCGTGCCCTTCGGGACTTCGACGTCGTACAGGTCGATGTTCGGGAAGATGTATGCCGCGTCGAGGTCTTCCTTCCACGCCTTGGTGCGCTCGCAGAACTCTTGTGCTGCGCGACGCAGTTCGCGTTCGGCCGCAAAGACGGACACGCCCGGCACGTCGGCGCCGCAGAACTGGTAGAAGTCGGACCAGGTTTTCATTTACTCGTCCAACTCTTCGTGCCCGGTCGCGGTCATCGCTTCCACAATCTTGGTGCGGGCGGTGTCCACCTTCAGGTTGGCGCGCAGGTCCAGGCCCAGTTCATCCTTGGCAAACGTGCGCAGCGCATCCAGGTCGAGCTTGAGCAAGTCGATGGTGTCGCCGGTGACCGGGTTGGTGATGTTCATCGTGGCCGGCTTCTCCAGCGGATGAACGCTGGCTGCCTGCTTCGGCTTGGCCGCCTTCTTGCCGGCGTCGTCGCCATAGGGCGCAAAGCCTTCGGGGATTTCGTTGACGAAGCGGTTTAAAGCGGCCTCGTCGGTGATGTCGCAGACGTGATCGCCTGCCTCGTTCGGGGCAAAGTGGTAAGTGACGCCGCCGAACTCGGCCTGCGTTCCACCTTTACGGATCAGCTTGCATTGCACGAGCATGCGAACTCCAGTGATGCGGCCGACCCGAAGGCCGGCCGGTTGTGGCTTAGGTTGCAGCGTTGACGATCAGGACCAGCTTCTTGCCGACCATGGCCGGGGTTGCCGCGCCGGTTCCGACCACGATGCCGATCGGGCGCGGGGTGAACTCCTGCGGGCCGGACAGGTATGGTGCGGCCGTGGACGAACGTGCGACGCCGCCGGTCTGGCCGACGGTTGCAGCCGAAATCCAGGTATCGTTCGCGCCGGCGCCCATGGCCGACTTGTCAGCCGACAGCACGCCAGCCGACAGCGTGATGGTTGGCGAACCGCTCGAATCGAGGTCGTCCGAAATCAGGATGAGGTCGGTTGCAGTCAGCTTGTTGGCCGGGAAGTCACCCATGTAGATGACGTCGCCAGCATTCAGGTTGGCCTCGATGATGTATTCGAAGCGGATGCCTGCAACACCAGCCTGGAAAGGGGTTGCTACAGTGCGGCGACCAGTTGCCTGGTCAGATTTGTACAGTGCCATTTGGAACTCCTAAAGAAAAGAAAGAGAGATATGCGCCAGCCGAAGCCGGCGCCAGAACCGGGGATTAGCCCGGGTCCTTCACTGCGGTATCGGCCGAGATGATGCCGAAATCGCGGGAGGTGCCATCGATCACGAACGCGGTCTTCTTCATGCCGAAGATCGAGCCGGTGGTGATGACAACCTGGTTCCCGCGGTCTTCCTGTTCCTCGTTCCAGTCAAAGCGCAGACCGGTGCCGGCAGAGCCGAATGCAACCACGCCAGCCTGGCGGCCCATGAACAGCGAGCGCGCTGCGGTGACATTCGAGCCAGCGCCGAAGTCGTTGAAGCGGACGACAGCCTTGTGCTCGTGGATGATCACGTTGTTGTGCATGCCCAGTCCGCCCTTGAAGATTGGATTCTTCTGGCCTTCAGCAGCAGCGGCCGCTTTCTGCAGGTCGAGCCAGCCACCAGTGCCGGTTGCGACGCGCAGGTCATACGCCTGCCATGGGTGGATCAGCGAAACGTAGTGGTCTTCGCCTTCGATGCTCAGTGGCTCGATGGCTGGGATGCCGTCGGTGCCGCCGCCCATCGTCGAAGCGCGAGCAACCATGCGGTCGATCAGCTTCAGGTCATACGTGTCGGTCGCAGCCAGCGTTGCCTTGCTGGTAGCAGCGCCGCCCAGCATGTAGTGGGCGGCATCCGGTGCGACGAACGCATTGCCGGCGCGGCCGGTGTAGGTAGTCGGGAACACGTAATCGCTGTTCACGCCACGGGCGCCGGACAGGTACATGAAGAACAGCTCGTCGAACACACTCGCCCACTTGTCGGACAGACGGGCACGGGCCAGCGCGCGCAGGTCATGCAGCGTGCGCTTGCGGGTCATCTTGCCGCCGACGTTCACGCCGAAACGCGATTGGTCGATGGAGAGGCTGTCGGTATAGAGCTTCATATCCTCTTCATGACCACGCAGCACGGCATCGCCTTCGATCGGCGCGGCCTTGAGCTGCATGCAGAGGTCGTACGTGACGGTATCGCCGGCATCGTTTTCCAGGTTTTCCAGGATTTGGATTGGTGCTTGGGAAGCGACGCCCACGCCCATGAATTTCTTGTTGAAATAGGACTTGCGGCCCACGTCGACGGCCATGAATGCGCCGAATTTCTTTACAGCTAAGGGGCTGTTAACGCCCACGATCATTTGTGCCATGTGGAAATACTCCTTAAATAGACTGCGATTTAAGAAGCACTCCAGCGCTTCGCTATTGCCGGCCGAAGCCGGGTAGTGCATGAGGATCAGCCGGCTATGCGGTTGATCCCCATTCGCGCCTGGGCTGCCCCGCTGATTACGGGGACGCCCGGGCGCTGAATCGATACGTCGGATGGTGCCGTGATCTTTAACTGAGCGACTTTCCCGGTCTTGGATTCAAGCTGCACGACGATGCGGCCGTTATCCAGCGAGACGGACTGCCCGGCGCGTAGTTCGACATGAAGAGAACGGTTATCGCTCATGTCTTACGATTCCAGGTAGCGGGCTTCTTGATCGGGAGTCATCCGGGCGAGTGCGCGTTCCAGCGCGATACCCTTCAGATTTGCGAGGTGGGCGAACTCTCCGCCATCGCCTTCGGATACCGCACTCGCGGCCGGCGCGGAACCTAGCGTCGGTGGAATGTTGGACAGATCCGGTGTTCGTGGTTTCGGTGCCGGCTTCTTGTCAGCGGCTGGCGCTGATTCGACTTTAGGCACTGATTTCTGCGGATTGTATTGCATAGAATTGAGTCTGTGTGCTTCTTTTAGAAACCACTCGCCCGGCTTGTCATTGTTCTCGGGGTCGGCGCCCAGTTGGCGCACCCAGCGATCCCATCCTGCAGCCTCTTTCGTGCCTGGCGTGTAGTCGATTCCCTCGGCCTTGGCCTGCTCGCGCACGGCGTTGATGCTGCGGTTCCAGTCATTGACGGCGCGCTGCTGCTCCATCTCTGCGGCGATCTGGTGGCGGTTCTGCTGGCTGGTCAGTGCTTCGCGCTCGGACAGCGTGCGGGCATCGACGGCAGCGTATTCGGCTGCGGTCAGTTCGCCATCAAGCAGCTTGGCCATGGCATCGGCGCGCTCAGCGGCCAGTGCTGCCATCTTCTCGTCATAGCCTTCGACGGCCGGGACTTGATAGCCGACTTCCTGCACCGGTGCGACTTGTGCTGGCGCTGCTTCCGGCTCAGGCTCTGGCTCAGCTTCAGCCGGCGTAGCGGCAGGCGCTTCCTCGGCCGGCGCTTCTTCCTCGGCTGGTTCCTCGGCGTCTTCGGCTGGCTCGTCGCCCTCTTCTTCCTCGTCAGGCAGTTCGATCTTCTCGACCTCATCGATCGGCACGGATGCATCCTCTTCGGCCAGGTCCGCGCCCAGTGCTTCGCGCTCGGCGTCGGTCAGCAGTTCCATCGAATCGGCGGTGTCGCGTTCGCGCTGGGCTTGGTCGTTCAGGTGTTCGTAGGTCATGTGGTTCTCCCGTGGTTGTTGGACTAGCGGTGCATACCAACACGCAGCGTCAGGCAAATGGCAGCGCCGTTTTGAATGGCGGCGTCATTGGCTGACACATAGGCATTGGTATTCGTGTTGAAAAACGTGATCTTGTGCCCGGCATTCGACGTGGAGCCGCCCTTGTTAAGCGTCCAGTTGGCGAATATCCGTGAGCCGGTCAGCCCTGCCGTTTGGGTCAGAGTCCAGCCGATGAGTGAGACATACGGCTTGTACAGATCAAAGTACAGCCCAAACACGCCGCCCGTATCGAGCAAAATGTTATTGACTCCCATCTTGCCGGCGGAAGCGATGACAGAGCCGACATTTGGCTGCCAGCCACCTGTCACCTTCTCAAATATGATCGGGATATCGACGATGCGAAGCGGCACTTGTGCGGCACCTTCGCGTTCCGGCATACCTTCGACGAACACGGAATTGTCGGATTCGCCGCCGGCCAGTTCATACACCCGGATGATGGTGCCGGCGTGCGTGCCGAAGCACTTGGTCAGGTGGATGTCTGCTGAGCCCGTGATCGGGTTACGGGTCACGCACATGCCCTCTGGTTCGGTGATGTTGCCCTCGATGTCGGCATACAGACGGTCAACCTTGACATCGATGCGCTCCAGCAGTTGCCCGCTCGGGTTGTAGCGGCTCAGTAGTTTCAGTCCGCTGCGGGAGTCGTTGCCTGCCCATACCAGAATGTCGCCGCCGTAGTAGGCAAACGACTGCATATTGACCGTGGTGACGTTATCCACGCCCAGGGTGAACGTGAATGTCTTTGATGGGTCAGAGACTGCCACGCCGTTCATCACACTAGCCAGCGGGATGCTGTGCGCCACGCGCAAGTCGCCGGCACTGTTGCGGTAGAAAATCGCCACCTTGTCGCCAGAGAACTGATCCACGGCCACGGCACAGCCACCTACGCGATCAGAGATGGTGAAGTTCAGGGAACTGTCCAGCAGATCGTTCTTGATGACGTGAATCTTGCCGGCAGTCGGGCCGGAACCGCCCATCAGATAAACGGTCGAGCCGTTCCATGTGGCCTTGCTCAGTGAATCGCCGTGCCCCAGGTTCGGTATGGTGTAGCTGGTCAGCGCGTTACCTGCGGCGTCAAACTTGCGGAATATGACATTGCTGCTGCCATCGTCCCAGGTCATGTAGTAGACGCCGGCATCTTCGTCGACCATCAGTCCCTGCGATACGCCAGACACGCCCGTGGCCATGGTCGGCGAGGCCAACTGGAATACCTGATTGGCACGCCGGCCTGCAAGTACTGGCCGGGTTTCAGCAGCCGGCTCAACGGGTGGCGTAATGCCGATTGGTCCTTGCGGCCCGGTTGCGCCTTGTGGTCCTTGCGGGCCTGCTGGACCTTGCGGCCCTACGGGTCCGGCCCCGTTGCCCATCGGGCCTTGTATCCCTTGCGGTCCCTGCGGCCCTATCGGTCCCATTGGTCCCACTGGACCCATGACGCCGGGCGACAGCACATCGATGATCTGCTGCTGGGTGAGGACTTCAATCATCGCGTCACCTCGCCGGAAATGTTGACGGAGCCTTGCAGCAATCGGGTCACGTCGCCGTTGGGGGCAACCATCTCCAAGTCATAGACGGCTTGACCAGCAGGCAGCGCAGTGGTGGCAGTAGCGGCGATATAAAGTTGGACGACGCCGGACGCGCCGCCCAGCGCAATGCCGGCGTTCGCGCTGGTCATGTCGAGCAGCACCGTCGAGTCGAGCACGGATTGCCGGATCTGCATGCGCGCGGTGTAGCCGGTCAGGTCTTGCGGCGTGCTGCCGGCTGCGCCTTGGCGCCACAGGAAGCTCTGGCGATAGGTAGCGCCCTGGTCGATGGTGAGATTACAAGTCAGAAGTGCCATTACATGCCTTGCTGGAGGTTGTCGGAGGGTCGAACGGTTTCAATGCCAGCCTGGGCGCCATCGGCCTGCATCAGTTCGGGTGGTGGTGCCATCTGCTGCGGTGGTGCGGCGACAGGCGGCGCGACTTCGGGCGATGGCAGGTTCGGATCGGTGCCCTGGTTGTCGACATAGCCGGCGCCGGCGAGGATGGCGTCGGCGACTGGCGTGATGTTCGGCACGGTGGCGACGATCTGCGCGCCCTGCATGGCCTGATACGCGCTGGCGGTGTTGCCCTTGAGCGCATCGCTGCCCAGCTTCTTGATGTTGGCCTGCACTTCGGCGATCTGCGCCTGAAGCAAGTCGAGTTGCGCCTTGCCGGTCGCCATCTGGATCTGCTTGACCTGCTGCTGCTCGGCTTGCGCCTGCTGGGATGCCTGCTCTTCTTCCGGCGTGGGCTTGCGGCTCGGGTCGTTCTGGCCGTTGAGCTTGCGGATGCGGGCGACGATCTCGTCCTTGTTCGGGACATCGGCGAAGTCGATGACCATATCCAGCAGTTGCAGGCTGACTTCCGGCAGCAACTTCGCGCACAGTTCCATCATGCTTTCGAACATGGCCTGGCGGGTCGATGCCTTGAAATCCTGTTCGTCGATGATGTAATCCGCACGGGATTTCGTCACGTCGTTGAGGTACTGGCCCTCGGTTTCATCCCACTGGTTGAGCTTCATCCACTCGACCGGGCGCTTCTCGCCGACGATGCGCAGCACCTTGGCCTCGGTATAGAACTGCTCGATCAGGGATAGCTGGTTCTCGGACTGGATTTGCAGCGCCAGCAGCCGGTTGTCGAACAACGGGGTATTGACGATCGAACCCTGGTCCTGCAACTTGCCGATGGCCTTGCCGCTCAGCCCCTTGTCGTCCTGGCCCAGGTTCTGGTTCGTGACGCCACCGACGTCGAGGATCGCCTGCTTGTTGCGGTCCATCAGCATCAAATGCTCTTCAGCCAACTGCTTGTCGTTCGCGATCTCGAAGCGGGAATTCTTCCTGATGACCAGCATTGCATCGGGCCGGGAGGCTTCGGCGCGGGTTTCTTCCACGTCCTCGACCGCGCCTTCGTCCATGATGATGCGGTTGGTGCTGAGGATGTACAGCGCCTTGGATGCGCGCTTGTTGTAATCCACTTGCGGGTCACGGATGTCGCGGATGATGCCGTATGGCGCACCGTCGCGCTTCCGGCGGTAGCACCACATCGGCGTCAGCGGGAAACGGTTGTGCTTGTACGGGCTCTCGGCCTCGTACAGGATCATCGATTCGGTCATCAGAGCGACACGCATCTGCATGCGGACGTGCGGAACGATGCTGCAGCCGTCGTCGATCGCCTTCTGGTGCGCCGGGTTCTTCGCGTCGTACGGCTCGCCGCTCAGGTCCGGGTCACCGCGCAGCACATTGACGTTCTGCGGCATGCGATACCAGCATTCGATGAACCTGACACGTTCGCGCCGGTTCTCCGGGCTGGCGGTCGACGTGCTGCCCATGACGCCGCGGCGCTGGGCCATGCCGTAATCGCCCGATTCCTCGGTGTTGGTGCGTGCGCCCAGGTAGTAATTCTCCTGATCGTCCTGCGCCAACTGCTCGGCGTCGATGGCCTGCGCCCGCAACTCGGCTTCGTACTCGGGGCACAGGGCGATTGCGTAGTCCAGGTCGACATCCTTGCGCCGGAACAGGTAGCGCGCATCGATGTTGATGTCCTTTTCCTTGCTGGTGCTGTCGTACCAGACGTGGCGCCACGATTCGAACCGCGAATTGAGCAGTTCCATGCTCGGGTCTTTGGAAATCGTGTCCTCCAGCCAGCCGACGCCGGCAATCACGCAGTCCTCCCAGGATGCGGAGCGCACGAAAGGCAGGCGGTTGACGTCGCTCAGGTACTTCAGCAGCTTGGATTTGACCTCGGCACCGTTCTCGTCGTCGTCATTGCGCGGCAGGACCACGCCGTCGGCGCGGGTGCGGCGCTCGGTGCCCAGCAGCCAGTTCACGCTCGGCTTGATGTGGTTGTAGACCAGCGGCGCCTGGCCGCGCTCGATCAGCGCCTGCGCATCTTCCGTGTCCCACTGCAGGCCGTCATAGAAATCTTCGTCGATGGCCTGCTGATACCGGTTCCACGACTGCAATTCGCGCTCGATGTTCCACCAGTTCATCAGCTTGCCGTGCAACTCGATCATCTTCGGCGTGTTCGCCTTCTTGCGCGGCTTGGCCTTGGCTGGCGCTTTGACCGTTCCGCCCAGCCGATACGGGTCATCCGTGGCGCGTTCGGACACGACGTTGCCGATGCGGTCGTCCTGATCGTTGTCCAGATCCGGCATGCCCGGCTTTTCGTCCAACTCGTTCGGGTCGTAGTTCATATCATGCCTTCGAATATCGATTTGCCGTTCAGGGTGACCAGCAACTCACTGCTGCCCTCGTTCTCGCGCCGGTCCAGTTCGGCAGGACATGGCGGCATCTTCTCCACCAGGTCGGGGATGTCGTCGAGAATGCGGTCCATCACGACGCGGATGGCGTTGCGGTCATTGCGGTCGAAGCCGATGGCCTGCGCTGCCTCGATCGCATGCGTGAACAGCATGGTCGACGGGTTGCCGCGGGAATCGGCGTAGTGGAACGTGTCCTTCAGGTCGATGCGATACGCGCCCTGCTTGCCGGTGCGGCCATCTTTGAAGATGTACATGCACGGCTGGCCGTCGTGCCAGGTGAACTCGGTGACGATGCCGTGGCTGACGTGGCGGATGGCGACATACTCGCCGCCCAGCATTACCAGTGGCTTGCCGGAGATATCCAGCAGCTCTTTTGAACTCATGTGCCCCATTAGGCGACCCTCCAGTTAGATGTGCGTTTTGGTTTTGTCGTCGCCTTGGGCGGTGCTGCGGAATAGCCTTGGCCGAAACACCTGAATGCGTCACTCGGATTGGACGCCCAGTTGTGCAAAGGCTTGATGTACTTGTCGGTGGCCTTGTCGTACTTGCGCACGTAGTTATCTAGGCCTTTGATACCCGGCGCGCATGCCACTTCATCGAACCAGCAGCTAGGCATCTGGTTTGATGTCAGCTCAATTCCGTTCTCGATGTCAGAGACGCGCGGCACGATGACGGTGTTCTTGCGGCCCAACTTGTTCAGGATTTCTTCGCGTGTCTCGGCGACTTCCGCCTGGACGCGGGCGGCTGCATCGTGCGGCAGGTAATCCGTGCCCCAGGTGTAGCCAAGCTCATTGAGTTCGTTGACGAAGTACTTGATTCCCTCGCCGGCCTTCTCGATGTAGCCAATGAAGCAGTTGGCCGCGCCATTCTTCTGGTGCAACCAGATGCAGGTCTCGTTGTTCGTGCTGACGCCGAAGTCCCAAAACGTGTTCACCGGCAGTTCCGGCCGCCATGGCACTTGCGTGATGCGGTTGTTTTTGCGCAGCCAGATCATCTCGGCCTGGTAGATAGCGCCCTTGACGTGGGACTTGAACGCCTCTTCCGGGTACGATGGCTCTTCCCTGTGCATGTCGCCCTTGAGGATGGCCGATTCCTTGACATACCAGGCCTTCTGCCAGTCGTCGAGCTTCGGGACGCCGTGCTTCGTCTCCAATTCGTCGAAGTAGAGTTGCATGTTGTCCTCGATGACAACGTGCGTCGGGTCCAGCCGGTTCTTCTCCTTGCGCCACCAGCCATAGAAGTGCAGCCGGAAGTCTTTCTCGGTCAGGTGCATGCCGGCGGCTTCGTTGGCCATGGCTTCGTCGCAGAAGTCTTTGTATTGGCCTTCGCCCTCGGCGGTGCTTTCAACGATCAGGATTTGCCCATTGCCCAAGGTCTTGAACGCACCAGACACGATTTCCCGCGCCCGCTCCGGGAACATGCGGCAAATCTTGCCGTACTCCGAGACGTGAAGTAGGTTCAAAGTGTCACCACGCATGGACATGGAAACCTGCACGCGGCTCTGATTGCCCAGCACAAGCTCCGTGGCATTCTTGCGGTCCAGGCCGATGCGGTCACGCAGGTCTTTCGGCAGCGCCAGGTATGGCCGTTCGATCTTCAGGCGGAAAAGCTTGGTGCAGTCCGGCATGGTCTGCGCGATGATGCCGCTGCTGAATGCCTGGTTAAACAGGCACTGATCCAACGCCATGATGCCGACCATGGTGGAGAAGCCTTGCTGGCGGCCCTTCAGGACAATGTTCCTGTAATGCAAGTTATCGTATAGCTGCTCCTGGGCGTCATTCATCTTGAATTGAATGAGCTCGCCCTGGTCGTCGACGATCTGGAATAGACCGGAGTTCATGCGCCACTTGGGCGATGTCCAGTCCTCCAGCACGGCGATGTCGGCGAGCGCTACGGGCATTTAGACTAGCCCCCAATTTGATTCTGACGGGGCGGACGACCGCAACTTGGCGGACGGCTCAAAAAGCGATTTGGAGAAGTAGCTCAAATACTTACGCGCCATGGTGCTTTCCTTCTTGCACTCAGGGCAGGCGTGTTTTATATAGGCGTCATCAGGACCTGCACCTTCATCCGCCTTAATGGAAAGCGCCTCACGCTCATGGAATACATACAGCGTGTGGCAGTTTGAGCATTCAGTCGTGTATTCCACGTCCTGCGGCTGCGTGGCTGGCGGTGGAATCACACCTTTGCGGAGGATGCGCATCAGATGTCTTTCAGCGCGTCGAGGCGGTCGTTGTGCGTGTTGACGCGGCCCTGCAGCAGCAGATAGGCGTTCTCGGCGCGGGTTACGCGCTGCTCCAGCGCCTTGAACGCCTCGCCCTCCTGCTCGGTCACATCCAACTCGGCGGCCGGGATGCTGACGCCGCGGCTCGGCGCCATGCTGGCCTGCTGCTGGTGGAACTGCTTGGTCGTGACGTACTCGCGCAGTTCGCGGGCGCGGTCGGCGTCGGACTCGCGCTGGTCAGCGACCAGGGCGGCGATCTGGCCGCGGGCCGTGAACAGGGAGTCGTTGGCGCTGATCAGTTCGCGCTGCAGACGCAGACATTCTTGGTAATACTTGTCGTAGGCGTCATACCGAATAGCGACATCACGCAGTCCCGGCGTGTCGTAATCGGGATGAATGCTGTCGCCTTCCCTCCAGTAGCCAAGCGCTGCCGTGCAGATCGCTGCCATCTGAAGCCGGTATTGCTCGTTGTCCTCCAGTTTGAACGGCTTTGCTGCCTCGGCGCGCAGGCGATCGTTCTCGGCGCCGGCATCGCGCAGTTGTGCCTCAAGCGCTGTAACCTGGGCCTCGATCTCGGGAACCTGCTGGTACTTTGCGTTGAGTTCGTCGCGCAGCTTCTCGCGCTGTGTCTCGGCATCGCGTGTCAGCTTGCTCTGCACCGCCAATTTGCTCATCAGCCGCGAGATTTCGAGCTTATCGGCGCGATAGGACGAATCCTGAGCATCAGCCGCGGGGGTTGGTGCCTCAACTTTCGCGCTATCGGCCTGTTTGACGCAGCGATCGTTTAGATAGCAGGCCATATAGGTATCGCAACCGTCACATGCGACATATGTCCTTGCCACCGGCTTGTTCTTCGCACACCCATGCGGTGCGCACTCGCTCGGGTTGATGCAGCCATTGCATTGGGTCCAGATCAGGCTCATCACACGCCCTCCTTCATCCGTATGACCTTGCGCACGAACTCATCGACAGCGTTCTGCTCACTTTCGGGCGCCAATTTATCTAGGCAGCGCTGGCGCATTTCCTCTATTTGCGCAACAGCCAACTGCCTGTCGTGATCATCAAGCGCCAACAACACGGCTTTGATCGGGCTGAATATCTCGCGCAAGTCTTGCTCCAGCGTCTCGCGCGCCTTCTTGCGAACAATGTCCTCAATCGTCTTCATTGCTTGTCTCCCTGCGGTTTGATCGGCAGGCGGCTGCCCGTCGTCTTGATGTGATCCAGCAAAGCCGATAGCGAGTCAGCGGACTGCGGCGGCTCGTCGCCGATGTTGAATGCCTGGCGCTCCAGGCCGATGGTCGTCTTCAGTGCGTTCGACAGGTTCACGGCCGACGATGTGAGCGCTTGAATCGGCGTGTCGGTATCGGATGCAAGGTCAAGTTGGTCCATCAGTTTCTCGACCAGGCTATTCATGCGGCCAATGCGCGTGCGATGCCCGAAAACGACGTGGACGGCTTGCGCTACCTTTTCCTCGACGATCTGCTCGTCGGTCATCTTTTCCGCAATTCCGCAAGGCGCTTCCGCTGCGGATTTTCTGCGGCTCAGTGCGGATTTCGTTGCTTCCTTGATCCTGTCGGTCAGGTCGCGAGTCCAGCCCAGTTCCTTGGCCTTGTTGCGGATCGTCTTCTCGGATATGCCGTATTGGCGCCCGAGTTCGCGGTTGGATAGCGTGTTGGCGCGGTAGTCGCGCTCAATCGCGGTCCAGTCCTCGCGCTGCTTCTTTGGCACCTTGACCGTCATTACCGTGCGGCTCCCTGCTTCATGCGCTGCATGTCGCGCTCGGCCTTTGCTGCCTTGCGTGCGCGCTTCTGCTCGGCGGCTTCGATGATGTCGGCGTCGGCGTAGGGGACAGGGGCGCGTCCGGCCTTGGTCAGTGCGCGCTGTGCCTTCTTGCGGCGCTCGTGGACGACGGTGGTGCGTGTGGCCATTGGTATAGCGGGCGATATGGCAGCGATGGCGACCATCAGCGGGCCAAGTACTCCGATTCCGATCATTTTCCGCACCTCGGGCATTTGGTGCATGGCGCGCAGGCCTTCTCAATGGTCTTTGCGCGAACTTGCCATGCGTGCGCGCAAATTTCCGCAGCAATATCTGCAGCAGTCAGGTTGTTATCCTTCATCCACTGCGGGTGGTAGATACACCCAGTTGTTCGTATCTCGCCGCCGACGACCCAGCGAACGGTGGTGAATACGCCGCGTTTATCGGTACTCACACCAACTTCGGTGAAAGGAAACCCTTCCTTCTTCAGCGCTTCAAGAACTGCTGCCTTGATTTCATCTTCAATACTCATTGTTCTGTCTCCTTCGGTGCGGGTTCTTCGTCGGGCTCGGTCACTTCCAGCGCGAGTTCCACCACGGGCAGGGGCATGAACGTGCCCAAGGTGAGCGTGAACGTGTAGCGCAGGGTGGTCACTGGGCGGCCCGTGCTGCGTCGTAGATGTCGATCAGGGCGTTGCGGTCCCGGATGGCGTCGTCTCCGTCGCTGGCGATTCGCTCCAAAGCGCTCGCAACTGACGGAGCAAGTTCGCATCGCGCTTCTGGCTGAGTTCGGGCGGCAGCGGCGGGAGTGGCAGGCGCGGTGTCTCCAAATAGCGGACGGGGACTGACACTGGGGACTGACACGCGGCGAGTACCAGCAGCAAGGCCAGCGCGTAGGGTCTGAAGTTCGGCATTAGCATTGTCTTGCTCCCTTTGGCGGCGGGTGGATATGTTGTTGATCTCGATCTGCAAGGCGGCGCGCTTGTCCTTTTCGGCTTGCACGGCTTCGGCCAGGCGCTTCTCGGCCTCGATGCGGGTGTTCTCTTCCTTGACCTGGTACTGGTGCTGGGCGTCTTCGAAGCCGTCGCGGTAGACGGTGTGGTGGTAATAGAACAGCGCGGCGATCAGGATGAGCACGCCGACGATGGCCAGGCCGATTTGGGTAAGCACTTTGGTCACTCCTGTCCTTTCAGTGCGCTGCGCAACGCCTGGAAATTGACTTCGATGTCCGTGCGGGACTGGAGCAGGCGCCGGCTGGCGATCTCCACGTCACGCAATCGGTCCAGTTCCGTGCGAGCGACGGCGATTACGGGTGCATCACCCTTGATGCGGACTTCCAGCAGCGGTGTGCCCAGGAAGTGTTCGACGACTGCCTGCTGCACTGCGGCCGGCGTTGGCTGGGCCGGGCCGGACTTGTGCGCCGGCGCGATGTAATCGCAGCGACATTCCGTGTCGCGTGGCTGCCGGGCCGGGTTTGGCCGATGTGGCTTGTCGCAGTCTTCACATTTCCCGAATCTCATGCGACCGCCATGCTGTTGAAAACCTTCATGGCCGCAGCCGTCAGGTCCTGGCGTGCGACCAGGCCGTTGTTGCCGCCATTGATGGCACGGCTGATGCCGTCGACGTCGCCTTCATCGGCGAGAACGTTGAGCGTACGGCCGGTTGAATTGCCTTCATGCCAGTGCCAGCCGAAGGTCAGCGCGCCGTATGGGCTCATCTCGACCAGTTCCGGGTGCTCGAGGAAGTCCACGCCCAGGAACTTGCCGGCGTCGCGGTAGTTATCCTTGCCGGTAAGCTGGCCCAGGCCGCGGCCGCAGTATTTGAAGCCGTCGCCGCTCTCCACATCGCCGTTGCCCATCCTGTCGGCGTAGGCGATCGAGCCGATCATCTGCTGGTTGGCCTGGTGGTGACCCGGCACGCGGCCGTATTTCTCGGCCAGCGCCAGCGTGAAGCGCTGCCGGCGGCGGCTGTTGAACGTGATGACCAGCGCCTGCGGGCTGTAATTGAAGTTTTCCCGGGTCGCCGACAGGCCTGCGGACTCGTGGCCGCACTGGGCGAGGAAGCAGGCGATGCGCGCCGGCGTGTTGATCTCGAAGCGCTCCATGGTGGCGTTCAGCGCATCGATCCAGCGGGCCGCGTTTGCCGCGGTGGCGCCGGTGGCCTTCATGAGTTGTTCAAGGTTGACCATTGGCTGCTCCAGTCATGCGGCGCACGAAGCCCGCAACATAGGTTTCGAGAATCGTTGAACCGCCCCAGCCGGCAACGGTGATGGTGAATGCCTGCAGCAACGGGTGCCACTCGCGCCATGCCACGATGAAGAAGGTTGCGGAGCCGACAGCCACGGACGTGAGCACGTCGGCGAGGATGACCAGCGGGACGCTGACCACGATGATTTTCGGGTCGGCCATCTTGGTCGCGGTGCGGGCGGCGCCACCGATCAGCGCGAGGAAGACGGCAGCGCCCATGGCGCGCACGGGAATGTCCGTAATGCTCGCGGCAGCCAGCGCAGGCTCGGCGGCGTAGGCGGAAGCGGTCCAGATCATGATCAGGCAGAAGCGCAAGAGCGACTTAAACGGAAAAGCGGGGACTGGCATTTGCGGATTCCTTATTCCGTGTGTAGGCATCCACAAATGCAAGGCTCAGCAAACTGATGGCGTTCCATGTGTAGAACAGGCTCAGTGCCGTGGATTTAACTGTTTCGAGGGAGACGTAGAGAGAAGCGATGTAGCAGAAGGCAATGGCAACGAGGACGAAGTGGCGATTCTTGCGAGCCGTGCGCCATTGATAGCGGTCGGGGAGGAAGTCATTGATCAGCACGTCGACCATGCCGATCAGTCCCAGCAGCCCGGTCAGTGCGCACATGAAGCCCCCGGCGCCGGATACAGCGAACTGCGCGGTCATGCTGCGCGGTTCGATTTCGGCGGTTATCCATAGGACCACGGCCAGACTGCACATGCTGAGGCGGTAGAGCGCCCCGCTGGGGCAATGTGTCGATGGGTTCATGGGCTTTCGCAATAAAAAAACCGTCCGGCCTTTTCAGGCGGGACGGCGGAAATGCCCGTTGGTACAGGCACGGAGACGCGGGCTTGCTAAATTCAGGACGAAAAAAAGCCCGCTCGTGGCGGGCTATTTCTTAAAACGTTCTCTGCGGGGGCATTAATCGAGAGAATAGCAGGAAGGATATCACGCTCCCGCAGCAGGCGAAATAGATTTGTAAGGATTCCACCTACTTTTGTTTGCCGGGTGTCCTACGCGGCGACCGGCGCTAATCCCGGCCTTATTGTATCGGCGGCAAGGTGCGTGACACTTAGTAATGTCCCCTCTTAAGAGAGCGAGCCGTGATCCCGACGATTTCAGCGCCTGAGCTGGCGCACCGCCACCATATTATGCCGCAATGGCGTGCGTCTGATCCACGATACCAGCATTCTCGAACCGATCCCGCAATCCGTCCATCGCTGCGCTTTCCAGTGTGCGCAGGATGCGCTCGACAATCCGCGACTGCCGCTCTGCCTTGTCCTCGCTGATTTCATAGGAGGCGGCAATTTCGCGGAAGGTCCAGTGCCGCTTTCTCTCGGCCGGCGGTGCCTGGTGGCGCCAGACCAGCGCGGATACGACGTCGCGGCTGACGGTCGTCATTGGCAGGCAGTAGCCGGTCAGCGCGGCGATGGCCAGGCGCTTCGTCTCCCGGTCATGACTGAACCGCGCCTCCAGCACATGCGCCTCCACGGTCGTGAGCTGCGCCCGGACTGCCGCGCGGATGTCGGCGCACTGGTGGCGCGCTTCCATGGGCGAGAGGCCGGACAGGTCGACGGTGGATGTGCGGCTGTCCTCGGCCACGCCCATTTCCCTTTTGATGGTGCGGATGACGCTGCTCATTTGCGACATCGCATGGGGTGGATATTGCTCCAAGACGTAGCTGAAATGGAGCGCTTGCGAGACTGTGCGGAACATGGCTGACATTTGTCTACTCCCCTTTGGCTTTCAACTCTTTTAGTTTGGCTTTGTACTTGTCCCGGATGGCGCGCAGTTCGTCGTGCTGCCAGTGGTGCACGGCATTGGCCGATTCCAGCGCCTCGACTTCTGCCAGGCCGATGCGGGCGATCAGGCCAACACGGTATTCCACGGCGGCGCCGGAGCCGTAGCGGTTGTCCTGCTTCGATTGCGCGTGACAGTTGCGCTCGTCGAAGCGAAGATGCGGCGCGCTGCCCACGCTGCGATAGTGGCCGGCGTCGACTGCGTTGCCGGACCAGTCCAGTGGCCGCCCGCTGGATATGCAGGGATGGCCGGCCTGGCGGTCGCGCTCGCGGCAAAATGCGTTGAATGCCCGCTGCGCTTCTTTCGTCAGGTCCGGCTTGCGCTTCAGTCGCTCCCTGGTCGCCCGGTCCTTGACGCGCTCGGCAGCGGCAGCCTTGCGTTCGGCCTTGTTGCGGACGGACAGCGCCAGCGCCTGGGCACAGTCCGCGGAACAAACTTTGTGCCCCATGCTGCGCTTAAGGTACTCGCCGCGGCAAATTCTGCAGCGACTGGGCTTCAGCGGGTCGCGCCTGAGCGTCACAGCGGCATCTCCGGCACGTCGTCGCCGAATTTGCTCTTCACGAAGCAACGCATGGCAGCAATCAGGGGGGTCTCACCTTCGCCGAAGACATCGGTTGTGCCATTGATGCTCGCATGCCACCACACCCTATGCTCGCTGCTTGGGTGGGCCGTATCGGGCCAGCAGTCCAGCATAATCCGCTGGCGCTCGATGAGCGGACCGCCGATATACCAGTCCGTTGACGGCTTCCAGCGCATATTCCGGTGCGACAGCATCTGCCAGCAGGTTTGGCCGCGGGAATGCGGTATTACCTTGAAGGTGCGGGACCACTTCACGCCGTACTTCTGCTGCACCTCCTTGTTGGCGGCGATTCCGACCCAGTAATCCAGCCATGCCCCAGTCAACTCTGCGACTTTCATCACGCCTCCGAATTTCCGAACGCGGCAGCCTTGCCGAATGTCAGTGCAAGGAGAATGGATGCCAGGATGTAGGCGACGAAGTAGATCATGCTTCCTCCTTTAGCTCGGCTTCGTGCTCTTCCAGCCATTGCGTGAACAGCCGGATGAATTCTTTGGCGAGCGGCACATTGCTCTTGAAGATCGGGTTCCATACCGTGCAGAACAGCCAGTAGACCCACCAGTGATAGAAGCGGGCCTTCATGCTGCCTCCCACTCGGCCGAACCTTCCATCTCGAAAACCTCGCCGCACGTCTTCATGCACATGTGGCTCCAAAACTCCCGCTTGCTGATCTCGCGATACCCCGGCGGCATGTCCTTGCGCGCTTCCTCCAGCAGCGTGGCCAGCGTGTCGCGGGTCGGCAGCGTCCCGGCCGGCAGCGTGACGTTGAAGCTGCCAATTTTGCCGTCGTCGGTCTTGGCGTAGACCTTCATCAGCACTTCGATCGGTCCGATCATTTGCATTGCGTTTTCTCCCTAAATGTATGACGTGCTGCGTTAACTTTGGCGACGAAGGCTTCCATCGCATCCCGGCCGCCCTCGGCGAATACCGCCATGTAGCGGCGCCGGCGCTCGTCCGGGTGCAGGATGGCCGTGTGCCTTATGTGCCACTCTGCGCAGCCGGCCTGAAACCGGACCAGGCTGGCGGAGGCGCAGGCGGGACAGATCATGCAGGCACCTCATCGCCGTATCTGCTGGCGACAAAGGCACGCATTGCGGCAATCAGCGGCGTTTCGCCTTCCTCGTCAGGCTGATTGGCGGCATCAATGAACGCAGCCCAATAGCCTGCGCCCGCCCGGATTGTTATGCGTGACTGCTCGATGATCGAACCGCCTTGGTGCCACAGCAATGACGGCGCGTATTGTTCGGCGCCGTTGCCATATTGCCGACGCAATCGCAGAGCCTGCGCGAAACCTTTGGGGGCGATGAAGGCAGCTACGCCGGCATCACACACGCCAGCCCAGTGATCTTCGCGTCGCTCCCATGTCAAACCTTCGCAGCGCGGGTCTGCTTGTGCCGCCCAGTAATCCAGCGTTGCGCCTGTAAGTTCGGATACTTTCATGCCGCCTCCAGCGCCAGTGCCCGGGTAACCTCGCGCCGTGCCTGCTCCCGTGCCAGGTCGATCTTGGCCGTGACTGCCCGCACGTCCATGCAGCCCTCGTTCCACGCATGCACCGGTATCCGCCCCAGCGCCTCGTCCAGTTTCCCAGCCGCAGCGCGCAGGGTCATCGCTTCGGTCGCCCGCACGCTGACGTCGCCATTCTTGCGGTGGCGCAGGCTCACGTCCTCCAGCGCGGCAATGGCGCTGACCACGGCAATCGAGTGCTCGTCGCGCACCTCGCGCAGACCTGCCCCGCCGCAGACGATGGACAGGCCGGCGGCGATCTGGCAAAGGATCTCGCACAGGTGGTTGCCGGCTTCTATCGTCGGATCGGTCAGGAACGATTCGATGCGGGCGTAGATGCGCAGCGCCAGCATCGGCTCCTGGTCGCGGATATAGTCCGCCGGGATCAGCTTCGGAATCAGCAGCGGCAGCGGGCGGTGCTTCTTGCCGGCGCGGGATTTCTTCTGTTTGCTCATGCTTCGAACCTCGATGCGCGTGAACGGGTATTGCCGGCTTGGGCGTCAGGCGCCCAGGCGTTAGTCAAATCTTCGAAGCGGGTTTGGTCGCCGATGTAAGCCAGCCCGACCGTGCCTGGCTGTCCCTGCCGCTGCTTGCCGGTAATGATTTCGGCAATGCCCTTGTCGCGACTGTCCGGGTTGTAAATCTCGTCGCGATACAAAAAGATGATGTTCTCGGCGTCCTGCTCGATGCTGCCGGACAGCGCCAGGTCGGACATTTGCGGGCGCTTGTTCGGGCGCTTTTCCAGATCCCGGTTGAGCTGGCACAGCAGGACCACGGCGACGTTCAATTCCCGTGCGATGGCGAGCATGCCACGGGTGTATTCGCCCACAGCTTCGTGCAGCTTGTCGGAGTCGCTGCCGGTGATGAAACTCAACTGGTCGACCACGATCGCATCCAGACCACGGCGGCGCTTCACGGAGCGGGCCTTGGCGCGGATTTTTAGCAGGGACAGGCCGGTTTGATCGTCGATGTAGAGATTCAGGTCTTGCGCGCGATTGAACGCATGGGTGACAGAGCGCCACCGGGCCTGATCTTCTTCGGTCTTGGACCTTGGCATGCGCAGCCACGACAGGGGAATCTTGCCCAGTGCTGAAATGTTGCGGTCGTTGACCGATGCCTTCGGCATTTCCATGCTCAGAAACAGCGCCGTGCCCCATTCGGACACGTTGCGCGCCACGCCGAGGCCCAGCGCGGTCTTGCCCATGGATGGCCGGCCCGCCACGATGGTCAGCGTGCCGCGGTCAATGCCGCCGCCGAGTTGCTTGTCCAGGTCGGCAAACCCGGTCTGGATCGGCTTGATCGTGCCTTCCTCGCGTGCCGTCAGCAGCTCAACGTAGGAAACCAGCGAATCAGCCAGTAATTCCGGTTCTTCGTCGGTCTTGGCATGCGCCAGGGCTTCAAGCTTCGATGCCATGCGATTGATGATTTCGCCGGCCGGCTCCATGGACGCCTGAAGCTCCTGCATTTCGCCGCCGACCTTGCTGATTTCCCGCTTGAGGGCGCGGTCGATGACGGTTTCGGCATAGCGGTGGATATTGGCAGCGGAGCCCACCGAGGATGAGCAGGCGTGCAGGTAAGGCATGCAGTCGGCAACTTGTGCATGCAATGCCTCGTACACGGTGATGACATCGCATGTCCTGCCAGCGCTGATCTGGCGCCGCATTTCAGCAAAGACGGCTTGATGCTCGCGGCTGTAGAAGTGGGCCGGCTGCAGGTCACCTATGCGGTCGATGCTGTCATTGTCGAGCAGCACGCAGCCAATGACGGATTGTTCTGCCGTGGTGGAGTCGGCAGCTTTCTGGAATGGCTTGATGTTGGCGTTCATGTCTGTCTCCTGAATTATTTGCGCTTGGTGAACTGGCCACCCTTGACCTTCGAAAAGCCGTCGCGGCCGATCAGGTAGTCAAAGCCGGCGTTCGGTGGCAGGTCTGCGTTCTTCGCAACCCACGGGAAATAGCTCAGCCAGAACTCCGGCTTATCCGACAGGGTGAGAAAGTCGGTGATCAGGGCAGCGCGTTCATCAGAGAAGATTGCCGGGTCCATGTAGCCGCACACATCAGCCAAGGCATCGTTGTATGCATTCAGCACAGCCAGCTCGGCATCGGAGAAGGCAATGATCACTTCATCGGTCCACCGCTCGTTATTCAGGAACGTGGCAGGGTGCGGGATGACGCCACGACGCCATTGCGGGTCTTTCTTTGCCATTGCCACACCGGCCATGATCTGCGCAAGCAAGTCAGCATCAGGATTCAGTTTTGCAAAGGCGGCCAGCGCTTCCTTCCGGCCTTTCTTTTTTGGATATGCCTGGTAGAACTCGGCAAAACCGGCCGGCTCCGCTTTTGGAGCCGAAGGTGTTTTCTTTGGAAGAATGTCTTTAAAAGAACTACTGTCTTTGGAGTCGCCCGAAATGGGAGGACTTGAAACTCCCGAAATGGGAGGACTTGACTCCTCTTTTGGGAGGACTTCGGTAGGGACTTCGGCAGGAATGGTTACTGCGACCACTTCCAGCTTTGGGGGCGCTGATGCCAGTTCTTTCCTCGCCCATGCCTTCTTCGGCTTCGAGTACTCAACTGGCATGTCATCCATTGGCCACAGCGCATAGTCTTTCTGGATACCGACCACGCAGCCGATACGTCCGCGCCGCTTGGTGATGATGTTTTTCTTTGCCAGCGAGTTCAGCGCTTCAGTGACGTGGCTGGAACCCATGCGGCAAGCCTGGCCGATCTGGCTGGCGGCAATGTCGTCTTCTTTCTTGCGGAACCCATAGGTCATGCGGATGATGACGTTCAGCACCTTGAGTTCGCGCTTGGACACGTCAGCGGCTGAGATGGCCTCTTGCAGCTCATTGGCGATACGCAGATAACCGTTCTCCAACTGCGGACTCCTGGGGGTGTATGCGGCGATCTGGTGGACGGCGGCGCTCATGACCGGCCTCCCCGCAGCAGCGCTATCAGCGCCTGGCACAGCAGGTGCGCTTGCTGCTGCTTCGCGTCCTGCGTTTTCAGAAACTGCACATTCGCAGCCATTTGGTTAAGGGTCGGCGCGTTCATATCGATCCGTCCTCGTCAGCGACTTCTGGCTGATCCAAGTAGTCGCAGAAAACGTCCAACCCCTTGCTGTAGAAGGCGTCGCCCATTTCTGTCGCCACTTCATGAAACACGCTCTTGAGGACAGACGGTGAGACTCTGAAGAATTCGCGGATATTGACGACACGAAACTCTTCAAGCTTTTCATGAATGTAGCCCTCGACCAGCCGGGGCTGATCGCAGCCAAAATATGCAAGCAACACAAACGGCGTAGGGCATCCACTTTTTGCCGATAGATCAGTGATCCGCATCTGTGGGTGTTCGCTGGTAAACCCGACTTTGTACAACCCGGGCATCGAATCATTGCCGGCGACGTAGACGAAGCCGTGGGGGCTCCTGCGGAAAACGTTGACGTTCGGGTCGCACGCCGATAAACTTCGCTTATTCATTTGCCAGTTCCTTAATCCAGTTGGTAATTGAATGAGCCCGGCTGCAACCGGGCTTTTTTTCGTCTACTGCCTTACAAACACCGGCAGGCCGGCGATCTTCTTGATGGTGCTCACCGGGAGTTCGGTGGCTTCGTGAATGCGGACCACGATGGCGGCCGACAGCTCTGTACGGCCGTGGCGCAGCTTGGAGATGACCGGCGGCGCGATGTCCAGCATGCGCGCCAGCGCCGCATCGTTCCTCAAATTGAATTCCCGGATGATCTTATCGAGCAAATTGTTCATCTTCGATGGGTCGGGCAGTGTTGTTTTCATCGATATCTCCAAGTGATTTGTTGGAATAGTTGCTCGTGGTTGACTAAAATCCCCGACTTAACCACTGCTTAACTAATCTCTACTAAAAAAAGATGCTTTTTTTGTCACGAAATGCTGGTTTATCAGGTACTTCTCTAACTAATTTGAAGAAATTACGTTAGAATTTAATCCAGAAGTTGGCAATTTCCGGTTCGGATAGTTAGCAGAGAGAGCCAAAGTAGCTTTACGAATCGCTGGAACCCGAAGGCGGAAGTACTTCACCCAAGGGGCGGGAATATAGTTCTGCTGGCGCCAGTTGTAGATGGCAGAACTAGACAGGCCCGTGATCTCCATCACGATCTTGTGGCCGCCGGCGGCAGTAATAAATTCTTTTGCGTTCATAGGACTAACAGTTTAAAGCGAAGAACACTATGTTACAAGCGAAAAATACAATTTTTGGAACACAAAAGCCCTTACCCTTCGCGCATCCTAAAAACAACATGAATGAAGCGATGGCATTAGCGGACAGAATTCGGATCGTCCTTTCTGATATGGACGGGCCGGAATATGGGAAACAGGCGCGGCTGGCAGAAATCGCCCGGTGCGGACGGCCCGTGGTGAATCACTGGTTGCGAAGCAAGCAGGAAACAATCAGTAGCAAACACGCCTTGAACATTGCCAATGGCCTGGGTTACCGGGTCGAATGGCTGATGGAAGGTCGCGGGCCGAGGCGCAAGGACAGTTTAGAAACAGATGAGGAACGAACTGAACAGTCGCCCTACAAGGAGGCGACGTTCATGCTGCAGGTGTCGGAAGAGGAAATGCGAATTATCACGGCCTATCGCAAGGCTGATGCCATGGACCGCGCTGTCATCAGGCATTTGTTCCTGAAGGCAGCGGGCGACAAAAAGAACAATTAAGCAGCCAGGCTCAGTGCAGCCGCGGGCACGCGCTGCATCTGGATCAGGAGTTTGTTACCCATCCCCTGGGTGAATGGCAAGGCGCTCAGGGACCAGTCCCAGTAGGTCATGCCGGCGTTCGGCAAGCCGATGGAAAAGTTGGAAGCCGTAAATGGCACACCGGTTTCTGCAACAGTTCGGAATATCTCTTCCAGGCCTGATGCACTGAACTCCGGCAGCACTTCATCAATCCGAACGCCGACGTTCACGTCGCGCTTCTCCAAATCCACGAAATACCGCTTGTAGGCGTTGTTTGACCAGGTAATTACCCGGTCGGCCCAGCGGACAATGCACATCCCCGCTGGCGCCAGCTCGCCGATCTGCTTCAGCACCTCCAACTCGGGGCTGGGGGTATTATGAACCAGCTCAATAGTTGCTAACTTTGGAAATTGTTCGGCCAGCATCTGACCGATCGTCACATACCGTGTTGCCGTCTCGGCATCCATCGAGTGATAGGCACCCAGCAATTCTTCTGCGTTGTCATTTCCCAGCATTTTCCCGTCCTTATTTTAAATTTCCCTAGGGTGACTTCGCGTAGTCCTACAAAGTCCCGCACCAAAGTAGGGGCAATCCTACTCCCCTTTTTAGCGCAAAGGAACTACCACAAAGTAACTATTGTGTTTCTTTATTGCATTTGTGGCGAGGGCGCTCGCAAAATATTTGCGCTTGCACCTGTACAGAATTTAGTAACTGTTATAAGATGAATCCATCGATCAGCAAGAAAACAATAAAAATGCCGGCCCAAGGCTAACAAAGTGTTTAATTGCTTCTCGAAACTACTGTGTTTTCATACAGTAAACATATTCGATCTGGGCAACAAAAACAAGGAATTTATTTATGGAAACCGCTCAACAACCTGTAGCAGTAGCGCAACCCACCGTCACCCCGCTCTCTGCCCGCGCTGCGTTCTTCGCCACGCATGTAACCGCTGCCGCGTACTTGACGCTCATTGCGAAGCTGCGGCTGTCGGAGTGCATCTGATGAGCGGCCTGGGCTTGGCGCTGATTGTGGAGACGCAGATGCTCAAGGAGCAGCACGACGTTTCGCCGCTCGATGCTGAGTTGCGCGACCACTTGAACATGAAGCGTGATGCGGCCCTGTGGCGCAAGTTGATCGCGATGCACTTCCTGGACTTGTTCGACTTGGTTGATTCCTGCGACTGCATCGAAGACTTCATCGACACCGTTAACAATCAGTAGCAAACGAGCTGGGTCGTTAACCCAGCGCCAAGAAGAGAGCCGATTGTGGTCCGCCGTTACTAGGGCCTACTTGCAAGGCAGTCGGCTCCCTTCTTGACAGATTTATTCGCGAGTTTTCTACACACAAAACTCAGGCGGGCGTCCGGGGCTTGGTACCGGGGTGATTCCGACACACCTGATAACGGATGGCACGCCGGGAAAGAGCGGCGCTAATTAACGGAGACAGTATGAATGCCGAAGTATTAACCAACGAGATCAAGGAAATCATCGGGGCGCAACTGGGCCTCCGAGTGCGCGAAGTAGTCGACAACGCAACGTTTGATGACCTGATGGCAGACAGCTTGGATCACGTAGAAATGCTGATGACCGTTGAAGACATGCTTGAAAAAGACATTGCAGACGAAGAGTTTCCAAAAGAAGGACAGACCACTGTTGGCGAGTTCGTGACTTCAATCTTGCGAATCGCTGGCGTCGCTTAATTCAAACCACAACCAGGAGCCGATCATGTTCACGAACCTGCAAGAGCAAGCCAAGCTGCCGACGCGCCACGCGCAACCAGTGCTGCCGGCCCGCCCTCCCCGCGCCTTCAGCCAGATGCCGCCGCCGATGCTGATGACGCCGTTCCCGGACGAAGCCGACGTGCGCAAGTTCACGCTGGACTTCAGCAACGCGGTCGACCCGAAAGCCTTCCTAGAGTCGCAGGGCGTGGGCGAGCGGTATTCGACGAACGTGATCGACGCTGGCCTCGTGCAGACCATGGCGCGCATGTACATGGTGAACACGCACCTGTGGCAGAACCGGCTGGGTGAGCAACTTTGTGAAGTGCTCCGCGATTTGACGGACCTGGCGCAGCGTGCGGGGGTGCGGTGATGACGACCGTTACGCAGTGGTTCAACAAGGATCAAAAGCCTTCTCGTGTTGGTGTTTATGAGGTTGATGACGCCGACTGCCGCGGTGAATCAGTTAAATGGTTTGCATATTGGAATGGAGACAAATTTGGGTATCGCACATTTGATGCTCCCGATGCGCTGATCCTCCGGAAGGAGCCAACTGCGCTTCCGCGACTGACTCAGTGGCGCGGACTGGCGGTGAAACCATGAGCCTGACAGAACTCCTGGCCGCCCCCTGGACCCCAATCCGGCGCCGCCTGCGCATCGCGTTCCTCAAGTACCAGATCGCCAGCACCACCCGCAACCGCGAAGTGCTGCTCAAGCAGGCCGAAAACGACCGGTTGGCAGCACAGTATCTGCAGCGCGAGAACTGCATCATGCGCGCCGATCTGAACCTTTTGCTGGGGAGGAAAGAGCCGTGAGGATGGCTGAATACGCAGCAGATCAAGCCGAGCAGCAGCAGGAGCGGGAATACGACGATTACCTGGCCTGGTGGAATGAACAACAAGACAAGGAGCAGCAAAATGAGCGACACAAAACCAACTGACGCGAAACCGACCGGACTGGCACTGCTGCGGGAGAAGTTCCCACCCCATCAAATCAGCAAACTGCCAAAACCGACCAAGCAGCAAACGGAGGCTGTTCGTGCCGACGTCAAGGCCGGCATCCGTTGTGGAATTTGCGGCGCATGGCATCACAAGAATGTCGTGCATCTCGATTACGTTGGCCATGCCGCGCTGACTGACCGCCTGCTTGATGCTGATCCAAACTGGACCTGGGAGCCGGCCGCGATTGATGCGAACGGTCTGCCAATCCTCGACAAGGACGGCGGCCTGTGGATCAAGCTGACGGTCTGCGGCGTGACCCGCCTGGGCTACGGCGACGCGCAAGGCAAGACCGGCGGCGACGCGATGAAGGAACGCATCGGCGACGCGCTGCGCAATGCGGCCATGCGCTTTGGTGCTGCGTTGGACCTGTGGCACAAGGGCGACCTGCATGTGGAGGAAGAGCCGGAAGCGGCGCCAGCACCTGCCCCGGTCGGCATGACGGAA